AAAACCTATGGACAACCAACGGCTACGTTGTCAGCTACGGGACACCTGTCGCTCGCATTGAGGGTGACACCCTGCAACAACTTGGCTACTGGTCAGTAACAACACAAAGACACATTAACTACGTCGCAGAACACCTCGGCCTCAAACTTCGTAAACCCAAGAACACATGAACACAATCGAAGAGCTCCGCGACAAAGTTGCGGACATCAAGTACGACACACAGCAAGTGCTCGACAGAATCGACAGCATGGACGCAGCCTATCAGGAGCAGACAGGCCGTGAGAAAGCCCTCCAAAATAAGGTCGGTGAGCTCAAGAATCTTGGCGCCATTCATGCGGAGCGTATTGATGAGATGAAGGAAGCCGCGTTCAAGGCCGCCAACACCATCAAGCATCTCAAAGAGGTGAAGCATGAGCTTGAATCTAAGGTGCAAGGTCAGTACGACGACATCGTCATGCTCCAACGTGAGGTTGCAGAACTCAAGGCTGAGGTAAATGCCCTTGAGCAACCAGAGCAACCTACTATGCCCGTCATCCCCAAGGCAGTAGCCATCGCCATCTTCCGTGAGGGTGTGGCACATGGTGTGTCCAACGCTTGCGATGAGATTGACAACACCAACGACATCCACATCGAAGAGAGTGGATATACAGGCGGGTTCGAGGTATCGTTCAGCCAATACATCGACCTCTCTGAACACCTCGACCTTGACTGGATGCGCGACAAGGTGGGTGACTACGATGAAGCTTCTGTCATTGAAGCCCTCAAAAACCTGTGTGCAGACAAGAAGTTCGAGTGCCGCATCCATGGGGTGGACGACAACCCAACAGAAAAATAACCATGAAATTTTTGCAGTTATCAACGATAATTCCTAAATTGCCAACATTCAATTCTATATTTAATTCAAATCAAATGAATATCAAGTTCGAAGACTTGGAACTTCCCAAGCAATCCAACGCAGACATCCGTTCTGAGTGGTTCATCAAAGCAGTCAATGACATCAACGAGCAGCACGGGTTGTCGCTCAAGGAAATTGGCAGAGAGACAGGTGTATCAATGACTGTCATGTATGCATGCTGGAACATTCAGTCGCCGCTTCACAAGTTTGGCCGACGTCCAACCGAGACCACAATCAAGAAGATTGCAAAGCGGTTTAACATTGCGCTTCCCGACTATATGATTGAGCGAGACGCTCGGCAAGAAACCATCTTCGATTTGGAGAAGAAGAGAACTCCACAAGAGAAGAAAAAAGTTAACTCGGACATCATGACGAAGCAAATCCCCAAGCTCTACAAGGTGGCACAGGTGGCAGAATTCCTTGATGTCTGCAGTCAGACTGTCATCAAGTGCATTGAGCGTGGCGAGATTAAGGCGAAGCGAGTGGGCAAGCAGTATCGTATCCGTGAGCGCGACTTGATCGAGTACATGAACTCATGACACATGAACCGACGATTCAGAGTTCGATTCCACCTTGGTCGGGGCCCCAACTACATGACGTGGCAGGTCACAGACAGAGGCAACGGGAATCACAAGGACTATTACAATCCAGAGGTATGCTCCATCCATATGAAGAACTGCTTGTTCGGCAACAATCCTGCAACGGCCCAGAAGATATTCGACGGCAACCACAAGACTGTGTGCGCATGGGTGGACTGTGCGGACCTGCACGTATCATACACGAAGGCGCCCGACTACGAGAAGCCTAACGTAAAGGAGTTGATGCAGTTCAAGTATAATCCACGAAAGTCAATCCACTGGAACACAGACATTAACGACAATGTAGATGGACTAATCGTCGAACACTTAGTGACACACAACAAAAAACTCTATGGCTAACAACAACCTTCAGATGAGCGATGAGTTCGGCTCGCCTCGTCATCGACGTCGTAAGATGCAGAGACTCTTGAAGAAAAACCCAGGTCTCTTAGAGCGATTGACGAAGCAAATGCTGTTAAATGGTTGGAGACCAGAAGGTTATGATGAATCACCTGAAGCATCAGATGAATGACCTGCTTCTATACAGCTATATAAGCTTATGAATATACCTATATACAAACCTAATCTAAACTGTTAAAAAACATGTGGGGCAAAGACATGAACAGAATCATCAAAGAGTTTGATGATGAAAGCACAGCTGCACGAGTAGCGTCTCGCATGGTAAAAATTGATTTGATGTCAATGCCATTATCAGAATGGTTGACACGACCTGCATCAGAGATTGTCAATGAGTACGTCGAAACAGCAGAAGCTGCATCGGGTGTCGCACTCAACAACCTAAGATCACACGCGGCTGGAGAGAAACTGCTTGACGAGTTGGGGTTTCACGACCAAGACTTCCGTATTGTTTTTGATGAGGCTATAGATGAATTCAGAGACAGCATGCTGGCAACGATGAAGTCTCTGAACATATACCTCGCGATACAAGAGAGGGCAAAAGAAGAGTTGACATGATGTCCCCAACTGAATACCAAGAGTCTAGAAAGTTTTTGTTTAAGGTGGTTCGAAAGAGATACGAAGAACTGCTTGGTGCAAAGATGGACCTGAAGTCTCGGAAGCATGAGCAGGTAGTGCATCGTATGGCCCTGTCTAACTCTCTTCGACCGTTCCTGACATGTCAAAATATTGGAGACATGCTCAGTAAGGACCACTCTTCGATTGTTCACTACCAAAAAGAGCATCATCCTCTGCTAAAACACAGCGCATACTACCGAGAGCAGTTCAGAAGGTCGCTTCATATTGTGAATGAGGTTAGCACGGAAATGGACCTGCACCCAAACATCCTCGGGCGCAATGGCGCCAATGTTGACGGGCAAGTGCAGGCTATCGCAGACATCATCATGGACCTTGAGAACCTGTTGGACCGAATGCTTGTCAACAGAGAAAATGCAAGAGCGATTTGGAAGAGAAGATTGGAGGCTATACATTTGCCAACGCGGGACACCAATCCAGCAGGTGGTCTAAGTAAAGACAAACGAAATTTAATTCATTCAAAATGAGCACCTATAAATTCAAGACCACGAACATTCGTGGCAAGAGCTACGTTGAAGTCAACGAGCGCATCAAGTTCTTCAGACAGGAAGAGCAGTACAAGAACTGGACTATCGCAACAGACTTTCCAGTCCTCGATTCAGAGCAGTGTTTATGCAAGGCAACGGTGTGTGATACATCGGGTCGGATCGTATCCGTGGGCCACGCCCACGAAGAGCGGTCATCGTCGAACATCAACAAAACCTCCTATGTCGAAAACTGTGAAACCTCTGCTGTTGGCCGAGCCCTTGCAATCCTTGGAATCGGAATCGAAACATCAATTGCGTCGGCTAACGAAGTCGAAGAAGCTATTGCCAAGCAGCAAGCTATCGCTGAGAACCCTCACGTTCAAAAGCTTAGCAAGGCGCTTGATGCGCCAGTAGAGAACATCATGGACAAGGCTGTGTCATACATCAAGTCACAGACCGACAAGAAGAAAGCGTTCACTGCGGTTACAAAAAAGTATGGTGAACAGCTTACAGAGAAGCAGGTTGCTGGACTCAAGAAATTTGTACGATGAAAAATACACTTCTAATCGCGGCCTTTGTGTCAATGGCCATGTCTTTGACACTCTGGTTCACAGGCAACCAAATGGCTGGACTGTATGTTGGTATTTGGTGTCCAACAATCCTTGGTCTTGAATCCTTCACTTCTAGCGGAGGCAAATCATGAGCATGCGGGACAAGTTGACGGAGAGTGTGGGCAAGCCCCACCTCTCCTACTCTTCCCTAAAGCACGCGCTCGGGGACATGCGTCTCTGGGAGATGTACATGCGAGGCGAACTCAAGAAAGAGAGCGAAGCTCTTCGATTTGGTAGCTTGTATGACATGATGCTGTTCGAGCCAGAGAAAGCGAATGATACTTACCTTTATCTTGACGACACCGATATTGTTGCTGCTATTGGTGGCCGTAACCCTAGAGTTACGAAGAAGTACCGAGAGTGGAAAGCAGAGCAGGCGGAAGCCAATGCGGACAAAGAGCTGGTATCTAAAGAGGACTGGGAGAAAGCGCAAGAGATGATCAAGCGCCTGAAGGACTGCGGGTTGTATTACAAGCAGTTCGAGGGTGGGAAGTTTCAAGTGGAGTTCAACGTAGACCTTGATGGTATTCCCCTCAAAGGATTCTTGGACTGTCTGCAAAGCGACCGCATCATTGACAGCAAGTCTTCTAGGGCTATTGACAAATTTAGGTATGATGTGAACAGCTGGTCGTATGACATTCAGGCTTATATCTACACCAAGGTGTTTGGCATCAAGGATTTTTATTGGGTTGTGCAAGAGAAGACGTTCCCGTATTACCCTGCTGACGTAAAGTGCAGCGAAGAAACACTATTCCGTGGCGAGATGAAATTCCATCAAGCCTTGGAGAACATTAAGAGCTGGTTGGATGAGTCACCTGAACAAAGAGAAACCAATTTTGCAACGTTTGTTGTGTGAAATGCTATCAGAAGTGGTGATGCATGCGTTCTATTTGTACTGCGTATACATCACGCTCCTATGGATCTATCAATTGTTTAATTAAATTCTATATCACATGAGTGAACAGAAGTATGATAGCGTGCTCGTAGGGTACGCTGAAGAGCCACGACGTGGCGACGATGGTCAAATCATTGCATGGACTGTGCGAATGAAGGACCACGAACTCAAGGAAATGGTGGACAAGTATGCCACCTCACGTAATGAACAGGGTCAAGGCGGCAACGTCTACCTTACAATGTTCATGTCTAAGAACGGAAAATCATGCTGTCGCGTGTACGATCCAAACAGCGAGGCCGCAAAGCAAAAGCGAGCGGCTAAGCAGGCGGAGACTGCAACCGACGATGTCCCGTTCTAAGGCTCCAATCTATTTCATGACCGCTCGTGTCGCCTTCAAGAAACGGAAGGTTGTACATGAGCGCGTCATGTGGATAGTGTCTGTCTACGACAACCCGAATGACATACGCAACTATGATACGAAGACCATGCATCGACTGGAAACAGAGCTGTATGGCAAGAACGCGAAGTCAGAGAAGCACATTATTATTCGGGAAATCATAGAGAAGAAACTGATTTCATACTCTAACCTGACTGTTGATGAACACAAGAAGCAAAATCAAATCGAAGTGTAAGAAGCTGGAGGACCTTCTGCTTCAAAAAAATGCGAAGTATGGTGACGCTGCCTTGCAGCCCATCAACATCTTCTCTAAGGCTAATGCTGTGTCCAGTATCAAAGCTCGTATTGATGACAAGCTTAAGCGAGTCATGAATGCTGGTCCGATTGACGACACCGAAGACACCCTGCAAGACCTTGCTGGGTACATGATTCTCTTAATGATTGCCAAGGATAATGAAAGTAACGATATTCAAAAACGTCTTCGAGAAGACAACGCCTCATCACATAACACTACAAATAGCGCTGGATCGGATCAAGAATGGTCGGTCGAGTACCATAGTGACTGAGGTTCGAGATGGAAATAAAGAGAAGAAGAAAGAGCTCCCCGTTGTTTGTTTCAGCGGGGAGTTTTCGTCGAGAGCCGATGACGCGCTCTTCGAGCATTCGGGATTTGTTGTTCTGGACTTTGACCACGTTAACGTTGACTCAACCAAGACGTCCCTTGCCACGGATGATTTCATTCATTCATGCTGGACTTCGCCTAGCGGAAACGGCATCAAGGCGCTTGTCAGAATCACGAACCCAGAAAGACACAGGGACCACTTCCGTGCGCTAGTCACATACTTTGACAAGCAGTATGGGTTGGAGGTAGACCAGAGTGGCATCAATGAATCTCGCGCATGCTTTGAGTCTCACGACCCAGACATCATCATCAAGGATGAGTGTAAGAGGTTCGGAGCGTTTAACACCGAGAAGGCTGAGGCGCAAGCGCCAATCATAGCCGAGGGGGAGTACACAGATTACATGCGCCTGAACTTGGCCGCACGTATGATTCGCCGTGCTGATGACGGTGATAAGCACGCTACGTTGCTAAAGGCAGCGAAGCTGTGTGGTGGGTACATCAGTGCTGGACGCATGGAGGAAGACGAGGTTATCCGTGTCTTGCTAAGGGAGATTAGCAAGCGAGACATCGACTCAGAAGAACAGGCTGTTCGCACGATCCGTGATGGGTTGGAGAATGGAAAGGGCATGCCTATTCGTGAGCTTATAGAAGGCGTCAAGGATGCTGAACGTCAGATGCGACTGCACGATGGGGACATGTCATTCATCTCGTCTGATGACGACGACTTTAAATGGATTGACGACTTCTCTCAAGGCAAGGTGGAGCTAGGCTTGGACACAGGAGACGCACTTCTCGACGAGCACTTCAGGTACAAGAAAGAGTTTGTCATCATCAACGGTCATAGTAACGTGGGCAAAACAACTACTGCCCTGTACTTCATTGTCAATGCAGCCATCAGGCATGGGTGGAAATGGGTGCTGTACTCTTCTGAAAACAGAACGGCATCCGTCAAGATGAACTTGATGCAGATGGCCATGAATAAGAAGGTGGGTGACATGTCGTATTACGAGCGCAAGAAGGCATACAAGTGGGTAAACGATCACTTTGTTATCATCAACAACGACCAAGTATACAGTTACGGTGACATCGTTCTATTCATGGAGAAAGTCATGGCTCAGCAAACCATTGACGCTATCTTCGTAGACCCATACAACAGCCTGAAGATTGACCTAAGGAACAATGCCATCAGCACTCATGACTATCACTACGAGGCTGCGTCTACATTCCTGACTTTCAGCAAGGCAAATGATGTGGCCGTGTGGCTGAACATGCATGCCTTTACTGAGGCTCAGCGTCGCAAGGGTGAGGATGGATTGCCAACCGCACCATATGCTGAGGACACAGAAGGCGGCGGTAAGTTTGTCAATCGCTGTGACTGTTTTGTGACAATCCACAGGAAGGTGCAGTCAGCTGACCCCAACATCAGAAAGATGAGTGAGTTTCACGTTCGCAAGGTTCGCGAAGTAGAGACAGGGGGTAGGCCTACACCGCTTGATGAGCCGTACAGAATCGTCATGAACTTAGGTCACACTGGCTTTTCGGGGTGGCTGAGCCAAAAGCCTCTGTTCGACAACATAGAATTCAAGAAACAACAAATGCCTTACAGAATAGACTTCTTGTCACAGCAATGATTATATTGCATGTATGCGAAAGAAACAACGACGGAGTCGGTCTAGTCGCAGCAAAAAGTTAGGAAGGTATAAGAGTTCGATAGAAAAGTACTGTGCCGACAAGCTCAAAGAGAATGGTATTGAGTTTGATTATGAGGAGACAGCATTCGAACTGCTAGACAAGTTTAGATTCCCGCACGGCTATTGGAAGATGACTTCCAAAGCAAAACTAATGTCCAACAGGACGGGATCTGTTCTGCAGCCTATACGGTACACTCCAGATTTTATGGGGAAGTCAGGCAAATGGGTGATAGAAACCAAAGGGTATCTGCCATCACATCATGACTTTCCAATGAGATGGAAGCTTTTTCTGAGGCACATTGTTGACAATGACCTTGGTTATGCTGTATTTTTAGCTAAGAATAGTCAACAAGTTGATCAGGCTATTCAACAGATACTAAAGATAGAGCGTCATGACTAGGGACCAGCTAAGCCTAATGTATATGGTGGCTACTATGCGCGTTCATCAAGCCACATCAAACATGTACGAAGAACTTCATGATCTAGATGGCGATCCACTGGAGGACCCCGACGCAGTAAAAGAGCTGTTGAATGAATTCAAGAGGACTACGATAGAAGAGATTTCTTTAGCTCTGTCAGCGGTCCAAGAGTTCATAGATGAAGATGGCCACAAGGAAGAGTAGGGTAGACCTGCGGCTCGGCAGGGTGGTTGAGAACCGATGGCTTCGGATATTTCCTAACGCCCGAAAGTCTAGTCAAGAAGAAGACATGTACATGCACGTTGACTTCTGGCATGACAGTGTTGGAGTGGACGTAAAGGGAAACAACTTGCCCGATGAGATCTGGGTAGAGTTTATCAACGTGAACGGAAAGAAAGGGTGGCTACATGGTGGGGCCAAGTACATAGCATTTGATGTTCCAGAGCTCAGGGGATTCATCAGGGTAAAAAGAGCAGAGCTTCTTGAGTGGTGCAGACATAATGTAGAGAAGAGTTATGTTCAAAAAAACGACTGCTACCGCAAGCTATACCGCAGGTATGGCCGCAAAGACTGCATCACAAAGCTTACAATAAACGATCTGGCAGAGCTTACAAGCTACACTCTAATCAACTATGTGTCATGGATTTACCACCCAGTGACTGGAGAAAAGATTGAAATAGACCAGCCACGCACCAGGTACAAGAGCACAAATGTGTGACACATAATCATCATTATACTACAATATATTGTGTAGAAAAAATTCTGGATCTAGATTAGATCCATGAAAACAATCGCGCTGTTATTGCCCGTACTTTTTGTTGGTTGCATGAGCACCCCAGCTAAGGTTTACGTGCAGCCAGAAAAATTCAATTGCGACCTTATCATCCCTACGATCTGGGATGGCAATCATCCAGTTGAACACTTCGAGCATGAGATGATTCTTGATGCTGTGTACCACGATTATACGGGGTATAAGTACACACTGGTAGCAACAGACATCCCGAATGTCTTTGCCCTCCAGGTTGATGTGGATCAACCGTAACCTTACTACAGAACATAACGTATCCAGGGTATGTGGTCAACATACATAATGGATTTCTTGCTTTTGTTAGCAAACTATGGCCAGGCCATTGACCCTGAGTCTCATGCTGCGTGCATGGACTTCAACAGCGATGGGTTTATTACGATGTATGACTTCCTTGAAATGCTGTCCCAGCAGCCGTTAATCGAAAAGGAATGATAAAGAATACAGAGTACCATCAAGTGGTGAAGGCTGTTGTTTCGAAGGACTTCAAGTTTATCCACGTTGACGCTGGCATAGGCGACAATGGATTCCAGCGCATTTTTACAGAGACACAAGAAGAGGAAGTCATGCACTGCTACCTCTATCCAATTATCGAGCAGATAGTTCGGTCAGAGTTCTACGACCTTAAAGACATGGCGCTTACCATCAAGGTGACGTGGGTCTAATCAGAAGTCGTTCAGCATAATGTCATCGACAGCCTCCTGAACCTCGGCAATCGTTGCATCCATTGTCATCATGATGTTGGCTTGGAATCTCTCCGCTTCCTCCCCCTCGTTGAATACAACAATCGTCGGGACGACAACAATCTTGTGCTTCTTCTGAAGGTCTGGAGCAGTAGCAATGTCCACACGAGCAGTCTCGCAATCGTTCAGCTTCTCTATCCATGGTACACTGTTTTGGCTGTTAAAACTTGCGTTGAACTCTACAACGCAAATTCCTGATCCGCACACTTCTTTATCCTCTACAGCGGTCACATAGGTTGCCGCCCACAAGAAAGCAAAGGATGCAATTAGGGTTGATGCTAGTTTCATGTCTCATTTGAGTTGATCTATTTTTTCTTCAATACGCTTGATGTCCTCTTTGATTTCCGTGACGTCTTCTTGAGTTGTCATGATGGTTTGACGAACAAGCTGATCTTTCATGTCAAACTCCATGCGGGTGATCTCGGGCTCGGAAGGTAAAGGCAGTTCCTTTGCCTCGGCAATGTCAGCCTGCAGTGCAAACCACATACCTACAATCGTCCCTATGCCAGCCGCTACCATCCCAAGCGTCTTGAGGTCGAGCGTTACTTTAGTGTCCTCTCCAATTTGTTGTGCCATCACAATAGTATGTAGTTGATTCCTACAGAGAAGTCATGCCACTCTCTGTTCCAGTATCTGTTGTATTTCCCTTCGGTAAACACACCGAGGCTTTTTGTAATCTTCGTTCCAAACACAAGCCCAAACCCTAAATCTATCCACTGACTGCTGTTGACAAAGTTGTGGTATGAATACTCTCCGTCTGTGTCAAGGTGGTACGGCATCACGTTGCCCCATGAGTGCAGCCAAAAGTTTTTTTCGTAGTGGTAGAAATCAAAGCCCACAACCACCGAGTGCAGCCACTGGCCATCGAGCTCAGATCTTTTTTCAGATACATAGTCATCAAGAACCTGAGGGATGACCACCTGCTCCCATACTGCCTGATCATTGGCAACTACGACGCCGTCTGGCGAAAAGAATTCTCCTGTGTTTACATCAACACTGTACCCCTGCTCTAGAGCTAGGGCTGTGTAGTGAATCTGATTGTTTTCAAGAAGCCACTGTTGAAGTGGATCGTATCCATACGGTTGTGATATGCGCTGCACCACACCTGCATTCAGAGATAGCTTCTTACCAATCTTGACCCTTCCCCTTTGTGAAGCCTCAAAGTATCGAACATCAGCAAACCCATCTTGCAAGTATTCTGCCTTGACTATCCAGCTGTCTGCTACATATCGGGCGAAGTAGTCTTGGTCCAAGAAGTTTTTGCCCTGCTGTCTTCTCCAGTCAGCTTCAGCAAGAAACTCAAACCCTGAGTACTTACCGACTGTCGCAGCGTCACCGTATGTTTTTTCTGTGCCGTCGTAAAAGATGTTGGCTCTGTTTTCGTATCCAAACCTTGCAATCTTCCTGACACCCAGCGTTAGTGAATAATCAAACGGAGTCTCCACGACATCGGTCGTCAACGGACCAGTGGCAACAGAGAATACGTCTTGGTCAGATACTGAGTTGCCTCCATTTACAGCCGCGTAAAATGTGGCGCGTCTCAATACATTCTTGTAGAAGTCGCTTTGACCGTAAGAGAGCACTGGCAGAATCGCCAGCAAAAGTGTAATCAAACGATTCATTGTCTTACGATTCTTTCCTTTTTGATTCGGCCTTTGTAGTTGGCTACAATCGTATACACTCCAGGTGCTGGAAGCTCCACACTACTGGGCGACTCAACTAAGATCTCGCGACCAACAGCGTCGAACGCTCTGACTATTGTCCCCACTGGGGCCTGAATGTTTACTACCCCACTAGTCGGGTTGGGGAAGAAGCGAAGCAATGACCGCACAGCCATATCCACTGAAGTGACCCCGTCACCACAGTAGTCGTACATCTCCGCACACACCGCATCCCATGATGTCTCACAGCAGTACGGGTCAACCTCAATCACCCAAGAGTAGCAGTAGTCATTAGCCCAGTACGGTTCTCCAGGTCCAGTGATGCATCCAGCGTCATACACACAATCGTCTGTTGGCGTGTTGGCCTCTTCATCATAGTTGTATGCGTCAATGTCCATGCACCCCTCGATCACATCTATGCATGATTCGATATCTACGTTAGCCTCTGGGTCATAGTTCAGCGCTTCAGGATCTGTGCATCCAAATACAGCTAGTGTGACGCAGCTTCCATCATCGTAGTCTGCTTCATATCCCTGTGTGTAGTACTCCAGATAGCCAGCTTGAGTACACCCAGCGTTGTAGTAACAGCTTCCGTCCTCTGTGTTTACGCTGGAGTCATAGTTCTGTGCGAGCTCATCTGTACACCCATACATAAACGGCACACAGCTAGTCCCACAGTACGGCATGAAGCTGTATACATTCCACTCAGGATTCTTGAATGGCTGCAGTGCCCCTTGACCGTTGTCAAAGAATGGATTAAGCCCCTCTACCATCAGCGTGTCTCCAGCTTCATTAGTTATCAAGATGGAGTTGTGAAGTGTTTGAAACTCAGTCTCTTGTGGAGGCTGTTGTGGGCTGCCTATCTCGAAGTAGTATACGTCTACCTTTTCGTCAGAGTCAAGCACTAAGTCCCATGATTGAGAAAACTCTCCAGGACCCATGCTAAATATCCATTGCAAATCACCTTGCTTCACGCCTATGTGTGAGTTGCCCCAGCCGTCTCCAGCAGCATCACCAATTCGAATTGTTGTAACACAGGGACTGTTTAGATCTGAGATCGTAGCAGTTGAGTCGTAGTTAAATGACTCTGGGTCCATACATCCCCACGTATGCAGCGTAAGACAGTCGTCTGGTTCTGTCGCTTCTGGGTTGTAGTCAACGTAGTCGTCATCCATGCACCCTACTATGACGCTGTCGGGGGCACACGGCTCTACAAACACAGCCCCAGAGTAATGTACGTTGCCATCATTGTCGGAGTAGGCGAGGTCCTCCAACTCCCAAACAACCTCTTCGTCACACGCAGTGATAACGACGCCTCCGTCTTGACCTCCGCTTGCTGATCCGTTAAGACCGTCTCCGTATGTGTCCGTCAGGATAAGCTCAAAGCCTAGCGCAACGCAAAAGTCATACGTATACGTGGCCAGCTGATCTCCAAAGTTAAATCCACCAGGAAGCACCTGTTCATAGAACTGGCCAACAGCTAGATCAACAAGCGTAAACCCAGTTTCATTGGGCCAGTTGTCTAGTGTTAGCTCCATAGACACAAAGGCTTGCCCCTCTGGGCATTCGCTTACGTTGCAGCTTCCGTCATCGGTAGTTGCCCATGGATTGTAGTTGTTGGACGAATCGTCCATGCAGCCAGGTATAGGAAACTGACATGGATCAAGAATGAATGGAACTGTGATTTGCTCTGTATTAAAATCAAAGACAGATATATCAAGTCCGCAGTCATTGCTCAAGCCAAACCACCCCTCACCAAACTGACAGCATATTCCATCACCAAAGGCATCATTCACCACAAGGTTGTACTCACCAGAGGGAAGGGGTATTGTTTGTTGTGTGTATGTTGAGTCTTGATATGGGCCCCCAGATGCGTATGGGTCATCAGATCCAACCATGTATATGTCCCATGTGCTTTCTCCCCCGTATGCATCAGACTGAAACTCTAGGGTCACCCAGCTGGGCTGTGCTGCGGCAGCCATACCCAACATCATGAGCACTGCCGTCGCTGTGTTTTTGATTACTCGCATGCCATTCTCTGCTCTTCTCTCTGCTCTTCTGGTCTTTCTTCTGTTTTTTCTGACAATCTTATTGGCTTGCCTTTTCTTGTATCGAGACACCCTACCCTTCTCTCTTTTCTCTTTTGCAGCCCTAGCTCTTTCTGAGGGAGACAGCTCACTCCAAGTTGCGGGTGTGTCTTTTGACACACGAACAGTAGGGCGGAAGGTTCTGTCCCCTCCGCTATAGCCTTTTTTGCCTCTTGGCGTTCTCCATTTTTCTTTGAACCAACGCTTGAGAGCCAGACCTTTTGCTGTCTTGCGTACAGCCATTACTTCTTGCTCTTGCCGTAATTAGCTGCGCCCATTTTTCTGCACTTAGCGATCCTACCACTAGCATATGCGCTTGGGAATACTTTCTCTCCAGCCTTGACTTTGTGGTAGCACGCGTCTTTTTTGGTTTTGACCTTACCTCCCTTCTTGTATTTTGGAACGGCGCCCCCGTCTTTCATGTAGCCCATCTTGTTTCGGACGTCTTTTGAAAGCTTCTTCAGGCCTACCTGATCGCCTGTTGGTTCTTTTAGTGACTTCATGATTTCGGGTGGTTTGCTTGCTTAAATTTTGCTTGCTTAACCGCCCCTGGATGAGGCTTGTAGTCACCCTTCATCAAGTAGTATCTACCCTGTTCTTCCATCCAATGAAAACCTTTTGGTGGGTCTACCATAACAGACTTGTTTGAGATAGAAAGCTTTGGAGCCTTTCCTCCTTTCTTAAGAACCTTCATGCCCTTTTGAGTCTTGGGTGGTCTTCCTACTTGATCTCCATATGTACCTTTTCCTTGTGGCATATTTTTTATTTTAACAGTTCCACTTTCTAAGCGCCTTGTTGATACGAGAGTTTGGATCTCTCGCAGTCTTTGCACTGGTTAATCTTTTCTTCATGCCTTTCATTCTGGCGCAGAAAGACTTCCGTCTTTTGGCTGACTTGCTGCCCTTCTTGAGCTTTGATGGCTTAGTGGTTACAGCAGTCTTGAGCTTGCTACCAGGATTGGCTGCTCTATATCTTCTTACACCCTTGGCGGTCAAACCTCCAGATGCAGACTTGTCTCCGCTTTTGACGGAGAACTTCTTGGGCATCCTTCCTTTTTTCTTGACCTTAGGCATATGTCTTTACTGTTCTGTACGGCATAGCAGCTCTGCCGCCATGCTCGTTCATCCTTGGGTTTGGTTTTCCAGAGATCTTCTTGCTGGTAAGCGGTTTGATCAGGTCGTTGTAGACAGCATTGAACATTGGCTTGTTCGTATCATACAACTCCTTCAGGGTTGGCCCTAACTTCTTGGCAATCGTATCCCCATCCTTCAGTAGCACGTCGTCGATACGGGTCTGTGTAAAGATCTTGTCAACAGCCTCCTGAAAAATCTTGACAGCCTTCTGTTCTTCTATGACACCATCCGCCAGAGCTTTATCAAGCTTTCCTTGAAGATTCAGTATAGCCTGACTCTCTTCTTTGCTTGCATTCTGTATAGCTCGTTGGGCTTGAGTTTGAAGTTTACTCTTCTCAATTCTACCCTTCAAGGCCCTTATGGCTGGATCAGATGCCTTTCTTGCAGCCTTCGCTGCAGGGTTATCGGACTTAACAAACATCGCCATCTCGTCTTCAGGGATGCCCATCTTTCTCAGCTCCGCCAAGTCAGCGGCGTCTACGCCTTGCTTTGCCAGAGCACCAAGAGAGTCGTCGGACTTTGATGTTAGGATTCTTTTCATCGCTTCAATGCCAGCCTTTCCGCCCCTGTATCCGAGTCTAGTAAGCTCACCCACACCCACAGCATCGAGCAAAAGGTCGGGGCGCATGGTGACGGGCCCGTCTTCAAAACCGTAGAGCTGCATAGATGGGCTCAGGTTAGACGGTGCCAGCCTAGGTTCAGCAACAGCCTCGGGAGGATGCGTGCCGCCGTGTGGATATCGTCTGACAGACTTCATTTTCTAGATTTCTCGATGGTGCGACCAGCAAAGTATGCACCAAATGATGTTAGCATTAGTATCTCTAACAAAGATACGTAACTATCTTTTACGTTAAATGGCCATGCATCCATGCTGTCGGCCACCATCGTTGCCATGAACATTGTCATCAGAGCGATAAGAGTAAGGGGCCTGATAAGCTTTGCCAGCTTGACATCGCTACCCATGTCCGCCTTCCATCTTTCGCTGACGTTGTTCTGAAACTGAACCTCTGCATCAAGCATCGCCTTGGCTTCTGCTGGATCAACGTTTGGCTCTTTGTCTAGTAGATTTTTTACTACTCCAAGTCCACCGCTGTCGGGCAGTAAGTCAGCTACAACGCCCAGTACACCTGGGGCCTTGTCTTTTAGCCATCCGCCAAGCTTGGTGTCTTTGATCTTTTTTTTATCACTCATTTGATTCTGGTATTGGGTCTCCACCGCGTTCTGACATGTCGAGGATTGCCCGTGTTTGTTCTTCTGTAAGGTTTCTTCTTCTGCACTCTGCAACGATGAGACGGACAAGCTCTAGATTAAACGCCGCAGCATTTTTCATGATTGTTACCGATTGCTCTACTTTCTCGTCCATCGACAAAGACTTATACCAGGTCTCTCTTTCCACCATGGCGTCAACCTGTTTGTCGGTAAGCTGTGATGGGGGCAGGTATACATTTGCGATATACGAAGTAGATGCGTCATCACTCAGGCCAGCGGCTTCGTGCATAGCGGTGATCTCGCCCACATTCAAGTCCAATCGGACCGTCATGTTCGTAACGTCTTGGCCCTTGGAGTGGTTCCTGTTGTGGATCTCCATGTAGTCTTGAGCTGCAGTCGCTATCTTCTTTGGGTCTCCAAGCTCTGGTTGCTTGGTGAACGGAGAGAATGATCTGTATTTGACTTGGTTCGCATACTCGTTCCACTCTTTTGTCTTGTTGGCACCAGCAACATCTACTGGCAGGTACGTGACTCTGAATCCAAGCAGACCGTATACGGCGTCTTCGAGCGTGTACTCTTTGTATCTGGTCTTTGGAGGGAAGTACTCGTAGAACTGATCCATGGCATTCTCCAACGGGTGTCCGTTCGGAAGCTCTTCGTCACCAGACACAAGCTTAAAGACCTCTTCCACAGCCCCAGCTCTTAAGAATTCTGTTACGTTTCCAACAAATCCAGGTGCGACCTTCTTGAGGAATTGAACAAACACCTTGTCGGGTTGACGTATAGCTGCAGAAAGGGGTGACTCCCCAGGCTCAGTGTCTACAATTGACATGCCTCCCTCTTGTGTGTTTTGATAGAGCTCCTGAAGGAACCCAAACGTCACATCGCTAGAGAAGAACGGTGACCCAGCCTCCCACAAAGCAGACTGCAGTTTATCTTGGAAGTTTACATCGTCAGGGTCCATGCCCATTACTGCCTTCAACGGCTTGAGAATAGCCTCGTGGGGTAGCATATAGGACATGTCCATGAAGTATGGTGATCCATTCTCCACCCCCAAGTAAAACAGGTTAGATAGCTTCTGCCACTCTGGTCCAAGACTTCTTACTGCCTCATCGTCTTGATCTGTGAACCCGAGTCTGTCTTTGCTTTCTTCAGCAAGAGCATAAGCACTAACAAGAGACGCGGTGAGTCCCGCTGCCCTTCTCATAGCCATGCCTGTTCTTCCCGCTTGAAAGTCTTCAGCAATAAATTTGAATTGGTTGGTGGTTGTGCGCCACATCTCGTATGGGAATGACACAAAGGAACCAGCCAGTGGAAATCTTCTCAACTCTTTTGTGCCCCTAGAGATCTTGCTGTATGTGGGGTAGCCGTCCCTCACTCTCTGCGCAGCCTTGGCTTCTGCCTCTGCTACCGACATGCCCGAATCAAGAAACGCTTTGCGCTCTTGATAGTATCCATTGACCTTGTAGAAGTCATCACCAAATGCATACAGCTTCTGAGCGGTCTCCATCACCCTGTTGCCTTTCAGGATTCTGTTGACGTCGCCGCCCATGCTATCATTCAAGGTCTCCATGAGCTCTCGTGCATTTGCACCATCATTCAACACGCCAAGCTCAATGAGTTTTCTTACTTCAACCCTGTATGTTTGATTTCTCTTAAACTTTCCATGCACCCCCCAAGCCATCTGCATGGCATCAAGGGTTGCCATTGGGTTTCTGGCAAAAGGAATGTGGCCGTTTGCAGCTGACAAGCCTAGCCCACTGATCAAGTTTCTTGCAGTGGTGGTTGGAGCCAGCACTGTTTTACCAACCTTGACGGCTGCGGACGCCTGAACGAGCGTCTTGTATAAACCATCGTCGAGCGACTTGAGTGGCATTAGGTTGTCGAATGCCGTCTTAAAGTTCTGTGGTACGTATAGGTCAGCCAGTGGCAACCAAGCCTCTGACGTAGGCGACAGCTTCACCATCTTTCCATTTGGTGAGTCCATCCCCTCAAACTCTACGCCCATGCGAGCCATCCCAGAGTCTCTAAGAATCAACGACATTTCTGTTTGCCACCTTGCATTTGACAAGTACGAGTTCAGCTTTGACGCTGTTGTCACGTAGGCATTCATTGGGTCTTTGATCTTACCTAGCAAATCTTCAATCGGCTTGGGTAAATCTTTCTTAGCCTTCAAGAACGGTGCGTCCATAGCCCCCATCATGCTGAAGCCTCCGCCTCCATTTCTCTGGTTCTTTAGACCTATGAGATATGCGTTGAGCTCTCTCCGCGCCAGTTTTTGACGCTCCGCCTTTGTAAGCGGCACATCACCAAACGGCTGATCATATCTCTCTGCGATGTAGTCGATCGCGTTCTTGTATATCTTCTGAATGTCTGGGGGCATGGCATCATATCCACCCTCCTGTGTTAACAAGTCAAGTCTTCTGCCCCCATCGTTGAACAGTTCATACGATGTGGTCAAATATCTACCTTTGTTTGATCTGATCTTTTCGATCAGCTCTGCTCTTGCCTTTGCTTGTTCTGGCGTGCCCAATGGCTGTTTCTCAAGCGTAGCAATAAGAGACTCCGACAAGCCGTCAATCTGCTCCCTAAAGAACGTAAGCTGTTCTTTGGAGTCCGCGCTAAGGTTGTTGAGCCTTGGGTCGTCCATTTTGATCTTGCCCTCCAGAGCTTCCAGCATCGCTGCCTGAGTGTCCTTGAGCATAGCTCCCTTGATTCTGATTCCGCCAGGTCCACGGCGCACCTGTCTAAGCAGGTTTCTCCAAGACCGAGCATCAAACGATACCTCATTTATCCATGCAGAAGCAAGGCGCTCTCTGCTTCGGACGACCTCTTCAATCTCTGGGTTTTTGATTCCGCCGTTGCTCTTGAACCATTTGTTCCAAACGTTTTTGGCCTTCTGGCCGAACCTCTTGACAGTGGCGGACCTTTTGTTTCTCCTAGCGTCGGGAGACAGCGTTGGGTCGAGGTCACCTGGAAGTGGGACGTCTGTATCAGTTCTTGTCTGAGGTGTTGTGCGCTCGGAGACGGCCTTCTGAACGTCATCTATCGTTACCTCGTCTTCTTCTCTTCTTTCCTCCCTCTCTCTTACACCACGACGAGCGTCTGCAGAGCCTTCGTAGCCCTTTCTATTTTCTTGATAAACCTCATCAAGTCTCGACAACACCCCAGCAGCCTGTTCTTTGTACTGCATCCGAAGGTTCGGATCGTTGGTGGCGTCAAAGTTCAGCTTAAGCCTATCAAGAGTCACAACAAGATTGCTGACCTCCAGCAACTGCTCAGGATTGTTCTTTCTCAAGTAGTTGAGATAGTTCTCATTCTGTCGTCTTAGGGTGAGAGCTTTGTCTCTAGCATTTCTAATAGCAAGGTTGGCCTCAGCCGCAAAGCGCGGGTCCAGCTGTCCGTTCTTGGCAATCTTTTGAGTGTAGTCCTTAACGAGATCGTCAAGCCTAGAAATCTCATCTGCATTCATGGGTATCAACTCGTTTGATCGAGCCGTCCCTTTGATGTGTCTCGCCGCACTACCTACGGTGTGCATCAAGCTTGTAAGAGGGATGATACCCAAGGACTGGTCAATGGCCCTAGTAATAGCTGATTCAAAGTCCATAACCCCACCCTGTACCTCTGCCTCAGCAAGCTGTTGCAAGAATATGTTGAACGTGGTTGCAATAGACCCCTCAGTGACGGCAATTCTTTGCCCCTGCATATAGCCCCTGAACCAGTTCTTAAGCTCGTTCTTGGCCGCTGTTTGATACGACCCCATAAGGGCTCTGTTCATTGCAACGTTAGACCCGAAGTCTCCTGCAAGGACGGCGGCTCCATACCCAAACCTACCTGCGAAGTTGGTTTTGATGGTGAACTGCTTCTTGAGAACGTTTGGATCAAATGAATCGGCTTTCTCAGCCGCTTCGTAGTAGCTGTATTCCTTTCCATCAGCATCTACAAACGTATCAAACGAGATATCATTTCTGATTCTTGTCATCTCAACGGCTCCACCCTGAAGAGCCATAAACGCAGCAGTGCCAGTAACGCCTAGATACGGGTTCAAAGCCATGGCCGTCATGTATGGCAGGCCCTCCGCTGTCATGTCCAGGCTTTGCTTAAAAGCATTTTCAAAGTCACCACTTGCAATACTTGAAGCAATGCCTTTTTGATACTCGTTCATCTCGGCCTGAAGCTGTTCTGAATCTATCTCTCTTCTTCGGATGCCGTTCTCAACCTCAAACATGTAGGCCTCCTGCTGATTCATGAATCTAATACCCCCCTCTACAGAGTCGTCGGGTACCGCGTACAATCCGCCTGATTCGAGACCTGTCGAGCCCTTAAGCAATGGTGCGTAAAGGTTTCCGCCTAAGTAGGCTGCAGCATTGTACAGGTTTTCGAACGCTCCAGCTGCTTTATCAACAAACTCACCTTCAAAACCTATTGATGGCCTGGGCCCGCCTTTAGCAAAAACTCTAAGCGTAGGCTTGTTGCCAACCACACCATCTCCAGACAGATCAATGGACATGCCATATCTCTTTCGGAACTGGTTCTCAAGCTGTGCAAGCTTAAGTTTTGCTTCATCTGTTGGAGCCCCTTCCTCTGTAACCTGTTGATACTCAGCTGGAAGAGCACGCTTGAGGGACAAGGCCATGTCTTGGCTCATGTACTGCATCTCCAACTCAGCACGCTTTTTCTCGATGGCCTTTTCCGTCTGCTTGATACCCTTTTTATACGCTTGTCTGTTTGCTACGTCTCTAGGCACACCTCTTCTGCGCATGCCTCTGCTTCCACCAGGCCCTTCAAGCGCTCTTTTAACCCAGTCTTCGTTTTCTTTGAGGGCGTCTTCTAGTGGCACACCATTGTTTACCATCTCCGATGTCTTTTCATCGAGGACGTATGCGATTGCCAGCCTATCTAGTACGTCATTGTATCTTCTGTGAGGAACTCCATCCTCACCCTCAATTACACTAAGCAAACTTTCTGGAAGGAGGCCCCTGTTCCTTTCGCTGAATGCATTACTAGACGCTTGAACTGGAGCCGCTGCAGATCTAGCAAACTTGTCGAAGCTGGAGGTTTGCATGTTAAATATCATGCGGTCCATAACCTCGTCAGGGTTGTTGTTTAGCAGGTTGTATGGGTTGAGCTTGTGCCCCCCAACAGCGTCCTCTCCGTACAATGTTTGAACACCCTCAAAGTTTGCCGCCTGAACGTTTAAGCTCGTTGGCAGAAAGTCATCTACAAGGTCGTCCCAATTGTCACTTAGATTGTAGCCCGAATCTCCAGCTTCTGGCTGTTGAGGCTGATCTGTAGTCGAGGTAGGCGCCGTAGAAACCTGCTCCGAACTGGATTCCGATTGAGAGCTGTCTTGACTTTTTTTTTTAGGGTCGCCCTGATCCTGTGTGGCACCTTCGTAGAGGCCCCTCATGTATCTGCGAGCCTCACCTGTGTTGTACCCAGATCTGCCAAGCGCTCTAAAGGCCTGGTCAATCGAATAGTTCTGCCCCTGATACTCGGTGTACAGTTTTTGCAGTTCTTCTTCCATTATTGTTGCGCGTTAATTACGTCCTGTAGAGGTGTTCCCGTTTGACCAACATCTCCCGCCTTTTTATATTCTTCTCTAACCGCTGCTTCAAGGGCAATAAACGCCTCAGAATATTCGTCGTTGTCGTCTGTGATAGGAACAATTATGAACTTGGGTTCGGGCTTCTTGTCCCACCCCGCTATGTTCCAGTAATCATCGTTTTCAAAAAGCTCTCGCTCTTGTTCGGTGCCTATGAACCCGTCAAAAACACCCCTTCCCTGTCCACGAAGGTCTGCGTTTACCTTTTCAACCAAGATGATATTGTCATCGTAGTAAGGAATAATTCTGCTGATTCTTTCTGCGGTCTCGTTTTCACTTCGAGCGTATGTAAGATTTAGTGCGTTAGGCAGCGGAATGTCAAGGCGTGGCCTTCCAACAAGACTTCTCATTGTTTCGGCATCATTCCCATAAATTCTGTCGAGCTTGTAGTCTTCCTCTTGCCCAGGTGCCATGGGCGACACAGATGTTGGGAGACCTTCTCTTTTCTCCTTCAGTACGTTGGCCCACAAAACCTCCTCACCAGCTCTTCCTCCGCCTCCGCTTCTTCGGGTGGTGAGATTAGACTGATAAAGACCCACTACCCTGTCGAGGTACAAGTCCATTGGTGTCTTCCAACCAAGCGCTGGAGGCTGTTGCTTAAACTTCTCTGGGTCATACTGCTCACCAGCTTCCTTCGTACCATCAAACGTTTCGTTGGCATAGTCTCTAAGAGATGACTCCTGCAGCGATGCGTCGTTCGAAAATATCATCATTAGACCGCGCTTGATATTCTCTCTAGCCTGATCCTCACTGATAGGATTTTTGTCGTCGTTAATAGCTTTGTCAGCCTGAGCCACAAGCTTTTGAACTTTTGCTGAAGCAAAGAAAGACGTAGGGTCTTGATAGTTTGGTCTGGTCTCAGGTTGGAACCACTGCCTCTCACCTCTAGCTGGGTGCAACCAGCTCGGCCCAGACACCTTGATAGGCTCTTTGTTGATCGGCTGATTTGTAACAGGGTCAATAATAGAGAGCGTAGTCACACCAGTCACAGGGTCTGTCTCGTACATAGGCTCAGCTCTCTGACCGTTGCCTAGGTCGTATTTAGCTTCGCTTCTAATGCGTTGCTCGTACATGTCGCGCATCGCCATGCCCGTTGATGGGTCTCTGTAGTCGCCAATCTTTGTCTTGACGCCATTGATAATCATCGGCTCATAGCTGCCGTACACTGTGTGGTTGTGGTATACACCACGACGAACGTTCAGGTCATCAGAAGACACAACAGGGCTGCCCTGACCTCTGTAGAGGGTGGGGTCCTGAATCAGCTGCCCATAAACATCGTATGCACTGTTCTGACCCTTCATGAGCTCAGACTGCATATTGCCAGCACCCTCCAGTCTATCCATAGTCTGAACCACAAAAGGAATAAACTGCTCTGGGTTTGGGTGAAACATAGCCTGCTGTCGCAGGTCGTTGTACGTTTCCTGATACTCGTTTATGTCTTGTGTTGACCAGTTAGAAAAATTTGCTGATATCTTGTTAAGCTGCATAAGCTGCTTGTTCCTTTCGGTTGCAGCTTGCTTAGCTCTGTCAGCCTGTTGTTTTGCCATAGCCCCCTGCACAGCAGAAAGCTTTTCAAATGGCTGAGATAGCTGATCAGCTAGATTCTTCGAAGGCTCCACTCTGGGAGCTACATACTGGTACTCAAATTCAGACATTACGCCATCACTTGTTCAGTCTCTTTAAACTGAGGCTGTCCTAGAATAGATTCCATAGCTTGATAGTATGCCATCCACTCTTCGTTTGAGGGCTCTCTTCCGTCGTCAAGAATGCCCTTGATTTCGCCGTGGCTATCCATCATGGCTGAGCCTTGTTGATCATTGAGCATTACCTCACCACCCATGGCCTCACCGACCTTTTGACCGTCGTTGTTGATCATGTGAATTGGGTTGGTCGTATGTGAAGGTTCGCCTGGGAATGGACCTTGAATTGGAGGCTGTCCTTTGCCTCCACCCATGATCTGATCCAAGACACTACCCCCCATCATATACTTCATCGCGCCACCATCGCCATATTCTTGAGGCATCATGCCACCACCAGGGTATTTTCTGCCGTACTCGGCTTTACCCTTTTCGTCAGGCTTTGGGATGACACCCTTTCCCATTAAGACATCTTTTTGGGTGACCTCTCCATCACCACTGTAATCTGGGAACGTCTTGCCCCCTTGTCCGTAAAAATTCATTTTTCCTCCGTTTTCTACAAAAAGTGACAATCCAGCTTCAAGAACGCCCTGTCCAATCTGACCAAATGCCTGTCTTCTGGCTTGCTCTTCTGCAACTTTGTTTTGAGCTGCAGTTCTTGCGGCTTCTTCTGAGTATCCAAGCTTTCTTAGATCCAATTCGTACTGTCTTTGCAGGTTTGAGTCTGCAATGTTTTGCTCTGCAGCCCCTAGTGCAGTCCTAGCGGCAACAGTATTCTGGAAATCAGACTCTCTGGCTGCCAGTATAGCTGATGGGTCTGTCACGGTGCCAAGACCACTTAAGAGAGCCCTTGGGTCTGCAGACTCCAAGACGTTAAGGTTCTGTGCCTGCCTTGAGAGTATGGGGTCGATGTTGGTTTTTCTGCTCGCCATCAAATTGTAGGCGTCAGAAGTATTCTGGCTGAGGGTTCTGTCGTACTTGCCTTCCGCTTCAGAGTAAAAATCTTCAATAGCTGTCTTGGCTTTGTTATACTCAGCTTCAGCTTCAGCGATTCTTCCCTTAGATCCGACAAGATTTGCTATGCCACCAATAATGCCAGTGCCACCGCTTGCTATGCTTGGACCTCCGCTTGCACCCATCTGTCCAGTAGATGCGGACACATACGATCCCGTGAACGGATTGTATTCGTAGTCCGTTGGGGTCATATTTACATATGGGTTCGAATATCCGTAAGGGTTGAGTGGATCTACTTGACCCTGATCTGTTGGTTCTTCATGTACTGTACCGTCGTGTGCCATGCTGTAAATTTAAGCATTTTGACCTAAACTGTGGTCCAGCTTGGTTGGCTCGTATTCTACGTTGAATGCCATAGCCTCCACAGGGGCGGTCGAATTGTTTCTCATGAACACATATGCGTACTGTCCGCGCATAGTGTCGCCGTCAAGTTTTGAAGATGTAGCCGTCCATACAGCGTTGTTGGTGGTGTATGGCTGTGACATCCATTCAAACGGGTATGCCTGAAGAATAGAAAACGGAATTGTCATCTTCATCGTCACCTCGCCATCTGAAGGGCTGTATGATTGCACTTCTGCTGCGTTGATGTTGATTGCCCCTGAGTATCCAATACCCGTGACAGACACAAAACCGTTGGGGGTGAGATAGCTTCTCCCCCCAAACTCTTCAACATCAAAGACTGCAAGAACGCCCTTACCAGATCTAACTCTCTCCCCAATCTTTCCTATAGGCACGGTCCAAGTCAGGTCAAGGTTGTCCTGTCCAAGACCCAAATCGCCTGCGGGTTCGAAAGGCATGAACGACACAATGCTGTCTGGTATGCTGAAGCTGTACGCTATGTTTGCTGAGCTATTAACCTCTGAGCGCGGCATAGCCGCATACATGATTCCCTCTTTCCTTTGGAAGCCCTTGACCTCCCCGAACTGGTATTCGTTGGAGTTAAGAGACCCAGAGGGGTGAATGTTTGTTGATACGTGCCCAGACCAAAGACTAGAGTTTGTCTCGATAGACAGTGACTTGTAGATCTTTGTTGAGCTGGGGTTGTAGTTGCTTACAAATGCGAGCGACGTATCGTACTGAAAGCCGTAGAAGTTGTTTCTAGTTTCGTTGTCGTCGTGCCTCCAGATCTTGGACATGGCATCGCCTTCACCGCCTGGCCATTTTGAGTTGCAAGACACGACATTGTTGTCTACGGTGGCATATGCTGTAGGCGTAAAGCTATAGCGCGTTCTCCACACCTTGTCTTTGTGTGCGAATGCAAAGGTTACACCCTTATGATTGTTGTTCTGACTCATGATGTGTATGAAATGTCATCGCTCAAAGTCTTTCTTCCGAAGTACTCTCTCGATTCTCTTACGTAATTGTCTACTGATTCTTCTCCAAGGTTGTCGTTCCATGCAATAAACTCCATGCTGTTGGCGATGCCCGTTGGATTTGGGAGGCCCGAGAACAACTGCCTAACACCCAGCAGCAAGCCGTCATCGTTATTGCTTGCCGTAAAGGTAACGGTTGCTGGGAGGTCTGTGTTTGGGGTTCTGTAATAGTCAGCATAGAATCCCCACCCAGACAGGAAGCTGTGGTAGCTCACCTGATTAAACTCCATGTTGCATGCAAAAGAAGATACAGGGTCGTTCCTAAAATCCTCTGAGTTAAAGTTTGTTTGAGCCCATGTGTTGATGGCCAATCCATCTATTTCAAAGTTACCCCAGTTTGAGCTATAGGGTTGTGTTTCAGTTCCAATGTTGCTGTCGTTGACCTGATCCAAATACGACTCTCTCATCATCGAGTGACCCCCCTCAAAGCTCCCCCTAATAGCGCTGCCGCGAAGATGGCCGAAGCCTGAGCCTTGAGAGGTTTCAAACCCAGATTTGAATATCGTTCTCTTAGCCTTTGTGTACGACGGGATTCCGTTGGCGTTAAAGATATACTGTGACGCATCTGGCTCAAAGAATGGGTTGAAGTCTTGCTTCAGGTACATCATGCCAGAGTCATACACCCCACCATACGGGTTGTCTGAGGAGCCCCCAAACTGAGCCCTACCCTCCCAGCCAGATATCCATTCATTTCCACCGATGGTTCCGTACTGCTCTTGTGGGTAGAGATAGCACCTCCACCCCTTCCACTGATCGTGTCTGAGACTTTGAAAATCAACAACAGGGTCATCGCCAAACTGTGACCAGGGCCTGTCCCCAAGGCCGATAGTACTTCCAATACCTACGCACGGGATATTCCCGTAGCTTACAATCTTTTTGATTGGGACGTTAAAGCTGTTTTCAAAATCATTCCAGGCAATCAAAAGTCCGCTTGTCCTAAACGGGTGCATGGGCTCGTGTCCAGGCTCTCTACTTTTGAATCCGTTGTCGTTTACACCTTGGTCGCACCATTCCTGAATTGTAACCACACAGGAGCCTTGAAGACTTTTTACTGGGGATGTGCTTCCTACAAGTGGAGATATGTTGGGGCTATTGTACCTATCATTGAAGTCAGCTTCTTCTTCTGGGGACAGACCTGGCTGAAAAACTGCCAATGGGTCTTCCATCAACAGAAGAATTTTTTCGTAATCAAAGTACCCGTCTTCAGTGAACCCAATATCCACAGGTTCTGTAAGGAACGGGTAGTCTGCCTCTAATTCAAGATAAGCGTTTCGGAAATCAAAGTTAAAAAGGAACTCAACCCCCAAACTTTGTGGGTTCCAGCTCGATGAGGGGGTTTCTCTAGGGTATTGCGCCCATGCAATTCCTGGGGCGTTGAAGTTGTTAAGGCTTCTTTTGTCGTAGTCAAGCTTAACCCTCATGCACGGCCCGTCGTAGTCAGACCGTAGCTTTCTCAAGCTGCATGCAAATGCCACGTCATCAGGGTGGTCGTCCAAGTACATGGGGTACGACTCTGGCACGGGCGCAGGCCCTGTAGGGACTTCATATCCAGCGTACTCAAGGGCAATGAGCAGGTCCGAAATGTTAATAGATCCATCTCCATTGGCGTCAAACTGTCCAAGCTCTTCGTTACCCAATGCAACCTGAGTTCCTAGCAGCTCAGAATAAACAGCATTGATATCCCCTGTAGAGACGTACCCGTTTCCGTTTAGGTCAAGCGCAGATGGAGAAAAATCAAACGTCTCAAGCACTTCGAATGCAGAGGCGTGATTGATCTCTCTCTCTTGGAATTCATCTTCAAAGTTCTCTGCGTCGTTCTGAAGATCGAGCTGTACTCTTCCGATACTTGATAAGCCGTCATAAAGATTTGGGTCAATGACATCAGGGTCAGGCTGACTGCCCTGCCCAAGCGGGAACCCAAGGTCGCACACGTCGATAGTCAAAGACTCGTTCTGCAAGTCTTCGTTGTCAAAAACGACACGCCATAGGCTTTGTGTTACTTGAACTGTTGCCATCACTCCAAATTTAAGGCCTCTAGGGCGAGTCTATTTTGCCTCAACTCTACAAAAGACAGGACTCTGTTGTACACTGAAGCAGAGTGCAGCTCACATGAAGAAACCGCGTTACTAGGTGGCAGTATGAAAGAGTTGTTGTTAGCGTATGGATATCTCATGCACATACCGCCGCTTTGGATCGCAGTCATGAGTATTCGGTCCTCTGAGTCGTCGAAGTACGGGTCCACTCGGTCGTGAAAGTGCCCGTCAAACCTCTTGTCACCTATTGATTTGGATATAGAGATGCCATTGACATGCGCAGACATAGTCTGTCCATTGAATGTGATGGCCAGATAGTTCCAGCTGTTATACTCGATAAGAGAACCCCCGCCACTTGTTTGATCGTCAGTGATGTATAGGTCGTGATTTTGCGTGTAGGGACCTGGCGAACCAAGTGCGCTTGCTACGTCAAAAGGAATTGTGAAGTCAGAGTCTAAGTACTCTTGATACGACACCCCATTGATATCTTCTTGATCGGGGGCACCCCTATGCCCAGGTTTTGGGTAGTCTTCCTTGGTTGTTCTCCAAGTGAAAAAGAATTTACCAGTGTCTGAATTTTCTCTTAAGTAGATAGGGTAGACTCCCGTACCATGAAGAGGTACAGTATACAGAATTTTGCTTCCAGGTGAAGTGGCCTGCAGTGGCTTGAAGAAGAACTCAAGCGTCATAGACGTGCTGACCCCCATCTTTCCAGGCTCTTGAGTGGTTGGGCCACAATGGTTTTGAAACGCAGGTGGTGATGTAGCAGGTGCCCCAGGGTTGCCGCCACCCAGTGGAAAGCATTGGAATGCGTCGAAGTATCGACGCTTTAACATGTCCTGGTTTATGTTGCTGGCACCCAAGTGAAAGTAAAGACTGGACTCAGGGAAGTTTGTTGTTTCCAGAGCAACTGGGTCGTTAGTATTCAACATCAAAAAACCAGAGTTTTCGTTGTAACTATCAAGGCTTCTGCCCCTGAAGTTCGCTCTTGTCTCTTCGTAAAAGTCTTCTCCAAGCTCCTTAAGGACTGGGTGAAAATCAAAGGCTAGATTTCTAAGAGGGAATATGTAGCCCTCTGCGGTATAAATATCCAGACCGTCAGAACTGGATACGCCTAGGTCGTGATTACTCGAAACAAAGTACGCTGTATCTGGGGTGTACGACTTGGGGGTAACTCTAAAGAAGCAACCATTCTTTACGAGCTCATCTTCAACGGTCGGGTCGAGCGGGGTGTCAATACAGATTGTGCCTACGTATTCCTTGGCCAACAAAAAGTCTTCTTCTGTCACGACCCCGTCACCATCAATATCAAACCTGATTGGAATTTGCGTGCTAAAATCATAGATACGCTCAATGTCAGACTGCGTAACGTATCCGTCACCATCGACGTCAAGGGTGCATGGCTTAAACTGATCTGAGCCAAAGTCCTCTTCAACTCTTACTTCAGAAAAATTCTTTACATCATACAGCTCTGTAGGTCCCACCTCTAGCTTTTCTGCTAAATCTTTGACGCCAAGACGAATTGTTCCAATAGAGCCGCTGGTTACTGACTCGCCAAAGTCAGGGTATATCAAGTTGCAGATATCAATGGAGACAATGTTTTGTCCAAACGGAGATACTATCTCTTCAGCTCTAACGTTCAGTGAAAAATCTCTATCTGTCAAAGACAAGTCAGGGACAACGGTCTGTAGCTGAGTTGCAGTTATTTTTTCTTCAGCTACTGACTCTACAGGAGTTAAAATAGCATGGGGTGCGTCAACGTGCTTGGCGCCAACCATAGCCCCCTTGGTAGGGTGGATGTGATACGGACCAACATAAGGGTTTCCGTCAGGCGTCAAGAATTCTCCCCCACCTGTGTAAAGATTTTCTGATACTCCCGAGCCTTTAGCCTCAGGAAGCTCAGAGTAAGCGTTTGAAGTGTCACCACTTGAAGGCGTGCTAGGAGGCGCGCTAGGAGGCGCAACAGGACGTCTTCTTTGTCTGTTGTTGTTTGCAGAGGAGCCTGTAGTTCCGTAATAACTCATTACACTCCGTATTTTTGAGTAAGGAAGGTGTATTGGGTAGCTATGTCGGCCTCGCTAAAAGCCTGATTGTATGCTCTGAAGCTGTAGATATCAATGCCCCTGGACTGGTTAATTCCTCCTCCAGTCGACCGTCCTACCTTAAAGTTTGAGTTCGAGCGAATCAAAGCTATACCTGCAGTTCCTTGGGTTACGAGCTGCCCATCTATAAACAGCTTCGAGATGTTCGTGGCTGGATTGCTTGTAAACTGCACTACGCACTTCTTGCCAAACTGATTAAACCCGAAATCGTCTAAGCCCAGAAAGTCAGATTGATGACTCCTGTGAGTGTTCATCGTCCCACCACCAACACCCTCAAGTTGAGATACGTATGGGTTGTTCGGGTTTGGACCTTGACCGTAATTACTGTCGACCCTCAACGTAAAACCTCTGTACGGGACGATCCCTTGGTCAACACCATTTTCATCTACGTACCATGGGAACAGTGCGTACTGATTAAGATTTGTAAGGTTGGGGCCATCAAGGAAAGTTCCAAAGTGCCACCCGCCATTTAAGTAGGTCTGATACCCCAGCCATGTGCATGAGGCAGGATGTGAGAGGACTGGCTTAGGACCACCAGGTCCAGTATACCCCGTCATATCAAGGCTGTTGGACTCGGTAATTCCCATTCTAAACACTACATCCCATGAGTACGCTTCGTCAGCTGCTGGTATAAAGTCCTCTTTGAATATGAGCACTGCATCCTCCCATGCATCTCCCGATCCGCTGAATGGTTCTTCCCATTGGTGACCTTGACGCTGGAAGTTACGCTGTTTTGTTAGTCCATCGCTATCACTATAGTAGACCCCAGTCTTAATACTTCCGTCAGCATTTTGATCTGGAATACCAGAATTACCACCAAGCACTGAAAAGTCATATCCGTTGCCTGATGAATCTACCCATACGTCTGATCCGTCGTACTCAAAGCAGTCTAGGCTTAGCACTGGCTGAGGCACAGGTGGTGGATCACCTATTGGTGCATTGCACAGCGTGCCCACATACTGAAGCGCAAGCTGCCTGTCGTTTTCTGTGACAAGTCCACTGTTGTCAAGGTCGTAGTTTAGGTTCGTTGTGTTGACGTATATGTCGTACAGGTCTTGTACATCCTGAACGGTAATGATCCCGTCTTGATTTCTGTCAAGCAAACACGGGTCAAAGTTCGAGTCAACAAACGTCACCACAGTGCTGAGACTTAATTTGTTTCCTACAAAACCAGAAGGCTCAAACTGCTGAAGCTCATACTGAGCGATATCTTCTATTGCCTCAAACAGAATGTCCCCAAGAGACATACTGTCTCCGTATCCCTCCTGCAAGAAATCTACATTTCCATTGACGCGATCAATAGTTAAGTCGCACAAGTCAAAGCTTAGAGCTTGGCCCTGTGGGTTTGTTGGGGAGATTTCTCCCCCAGAGATAGTGGCTACAAACGCTCGCCCATCCGAAGAGATCTGAGTGCTCGGCATGGTGTTTAGATTTCTTTAAACCTAAACCCTGGAGCTCCATCTATAATTCTTCCTGTAATAGTTATGCTGTCTGTGGGTAGTATTTCAACTCCAAGCGTATTGCTAACCTGAAGCTCTACGCGAACTCTGGCCCTTCTACCTGCTGGAAAGTTAGTTCCGTCAAAAGCGTAACTGTTGTTAACCGACTGAATAACATTGTCTTGATTGACAACAATCTGCCATGTACCGTTTTGCTGCTGAGCAAATGCTTGGTCCACCAAAACATCACCGATGTAGATATTGGCAACGACGTTACCAACTTGCAGATCCGTAGGGTCTACAAGATCTATGTTGAGAGGGAACGTAAATGACTGCAGGTTGTCTCCGCCATTGTTGTACGTAACAGTAAACTCAGCCTGATAAGGTCCAATCATTGCCTGCAACGCAGACGTACTGTTGGCTGTTGGGTGCGCCGTAACTGTCAGAACTGACGACTCCCCAGGCTGTAGCTCGTAGCCAGTTATTGCAACGTCAAAGACGCCGAGCGGGTCGTTCAGGAAGGTTGAAGCAATGAAGCTTACGCAGTCCCCGTCGTTCTGGAAAGAAGGTGCTGAATCCTCATATACCTCTGAACTTCCAATTCCAACTGCTCCAAAAGACACCCCGTTAGATTCAACTCCAATAGAGTCAACCATAGACCCCAGAGCGCCTGGAGCACAGGGCGTATCGTCGGTGGTCTGAATACACGTTCCATTGTTGAACGTGGCTGTAGGGTTGTAGTTGAGAGAAGTTGGGTCGGTACAGCCATAAACAAGGTCAGGCTCAAAGTCGCTCGCAACAGAGTCGAGCGTCGTTGGTCTAAGCAGAGTTACGAGGTACTCTTCTTTTACTGGGTCGTACCCGCCAACAACTCTAACGTCTTTTTTATCTGCCCTTCCAGACAAGTCAAGGATGTCTTGGAAGGCTTTTCTAAAGTACGTTGACATCTTAACATCAGAGATATCCTCTACGCCAGAACCTGATGAGAATCTAAACACCTTTCCTAAGGTCTTGTGCGCAAAGTATACGTCTTTGTCCACCTTAACAACAGACTCTGGGTTGTTGTCAGATCCGCCTCTTGTTGCATACACGCGCTCCTTACCAAGAACGTCATTCGCTGCAATCAACTGCTCTTGACCCGTAGCATTTGCCAGAAGGGTGGCCGACACGGGTACGAGTGTGACTCTGTCCTTTTGAATTACCAGAAGGTTCCCGTCGTAGTCACAGATATAGTTGATGTTTCCGTAAGCTTCTTCAAGATCCTTGAATGGGAATGCTGGCAAGCTAAACGAAGAGTACCTAAATGCCCTGCCCTCTGGCTGGCTTTTCTCAGAGTAGATAAGACCAGTCTCTCTTCTTGTAGTTCTTGCATTTTGCACCACTACGTTCTGACGACCAAGGACGCCAAGCTTTGACGCGAATAGGTCGGAGGCGCTGTAGTCCTCTACAAATGCACTCAAGAAGTTTGACTTGTAGTCAACCTCACCATCAAACACTGTGATGTCTGGATTACCAATCAGAGGCGTATACTGACCAAGCGACTCTTCGTTAAAGTTGACGGCTGCCTGTCTGAAAAACACATCACCCTCGTTTGTTTGGATGTACGTTGTCGAGTGTTTTTTGTCTCCAGAGCTGGTTTCTAGCGTTCTGTAAACGTCACCAATCTCATAGTATACTCTGTTCTCGTCGTAAGTTGAAGGCTTCTTTGGAGAGAAGATTTCAAATATGACGTTCTGGTTCCACTTAGACTGCTCATCGGCGATCTCTGTGAAGTTAAATCCAGTTGCACTGGGGTTATTGTTGACAACTACAAACTCACCAATAAACTTCTGGTTTTCAAACTGATTGTTAAACGACCCTTCGCCTGTTGTCGCAGTAGTATCTCCGAGAGGGTTTGTGTATTCGTCGCTTGTAGGCAAAAGATTAACTACCTCTACAACATCAAACACGTAGTTGTATGGGTATACTCTGTCATTGGCTTCGCCATAAGACAAAATTCTTAGCTTATCACCAACTGCATACCTGTACCTTATATCTGTTTGGTCAACACCAATCGCACCAAACTCCTTGGTATGAGAGATTGGATGATTCTGGAGGTAGTGTAGGGGTATGTAAATCTTACCCTCGATAACATCAGCGAGCTCTTCTCCATACTCTTGTATAAATGCATCGGAGGTGCTGTACTGAATGAAGTCACCGATCGTACTGTTTGGCGCATAAGCAAGCTGGTATGCGTCTGCCCACTTTGGGGGGTCGTGAAATAACTGTACGCCGACATCTACTGCGCCCTTTGGAGCAGCCCTCTCTTCGTTGGAATATCCTGGTACATAAAAAGACCCAAGTGGATTGACAAAACTTCTTCTTCCAGCATCGTCATAATACACAACCCCCATGTTGTGGAATGCGCTCGTCTTAAATGACCTCGCTGTCTGCAGGCTGCTTGGGAAGAAGTCAAAGATCGGTGTAGAGAAAAACTCCGCTGTAGCACTTTCGCTTTCAAACGATACCCCAACGTTGGTGGTTGCGTTTACATAGTTTTTAGCAAGAGAGAATACGTTTCCGTTTTCAGTGTTACTGACTGGAGGAAACAGAATTGTCGATTCTGAAACTTCGTCTGAGTTTTCAAACAAACCTATGGTATGATAGCCCTGTATCTGAGGCATCATAGATCTTGGCTGACCCCCAGTTCCATTGTCATAGTGGTCTTCAACAGTGGCTCCGTTTGGACCAAATGATGCAGCCCTAAAGCCAAGCTTGTTCGTATCGCTGTTGCCGCTTGTAACGTGGCCTAGATAGATTTTACCAGTAAAGTATGGACCCAACAACACTCTTTCAAACGTTGACTGTCGGTCTGAAGATGCAATCGCTGATGGGTTGTACATCGCAATACCCAAGGCAGAATCTTTTCTGGCCTGAGTTACAAGGTCACTGGTAATTCCGTTGTCTGCATTAGGGAAGAACCCCCCAGGTCCGACTTCTCCATCCATAATAGAAAACGGGAAAAGCGCTGGTGGTGCTTCCGAAAGGCCCTGAAAAACACCCCCGATACCCCCCAATTGTGAGAACAACGTTGTCACGGCCTCCTCTGTGAGTAAGCTCTCTTGAATCATTAAGGCTCTGTCACTCTGACCAAATGGTAAGTTGACAGGTGAGGTTGTGGCGAGAGCAGGGTGAAAATGAATACTCGTTGCATATCCAATGGCATTGCGCATCGCAATTCCAAAGTGCCTAGCCTCTGGGTTTACGTTTCCATTTGAAAACGCATCGGCATGATCTGGCCCTCCAAACTCCGCTGTGTAACCCCCAGGCAAAAACCTTGTATTGGGCACGACGCCATTGGCACTGATGTTGTCATCATACTCTTCGTCTGTGCTTGCACTAAACGTGGATGGGAGCCAGCCAATGTACTTGGTAGCCCTTGTGACATTGTATAACTCGCTTTCTTGTATGAGAAGTGGATCAACGAGCGTGTTGGCTTGACCAGTGGCGCCATCCAAAAGACCAAAGATTTGGTCCTCAGTATTGTTTTGCATTGAGCTTCTCTTGACAGCGACCCATGGGCTTTGACCATCAACCTGAGGCTTCCATTGCCTAATACACGTCCAAAGATCCAAGTTTTCAATCGACTTGATACCAAGCTTAAAAACAAACGTGTCGTCATCAACATCGTCAAGGACAGACGAATCTTGCGCAGTAGCACCTGCATACGTCCCAACTTTAACCTGCTCTAGATAAAAAGTAACCTTCTGTGTTTTGGCGATGACAGCAGCTCTGCAATACTTGTTGCCGTTTGGTTCTTCATCAAACGAACCAGCAGCCATCATAATCTTGTCTGCGTTGGCACTTCCTGGCTGTATCTGGCCATAGTCATCAAGAACCAAATTCTGATCTACAAATGGATTTATGGATCTATTCTGCACCACAAAACCAGACTCAAAATTATCTCCAGAGTAATCAGAAATCGTAAGTGCTCTTTTTACAATTCTTTTTATGATTGATTTAGCGCCTCCGTTTTGATACTGATTTGTATTGCACAGAATATCTAACCTAAATGTAAGCGCGTCACCCTCCACAATGTATGGGTTTGCTGCACTGGTGCCCAGTTCAAACTGCTTAGAAAAACCGCCAGCGAAGCCAGCAACCCCATTGTTGAATCTTCTGGTCCAGTTCAGGGATGCAATGCCTGGAGTTCTTCCAAAGGCTCTGTATGCATTCTTAGCTACCTGAATTGCATAGTCTGCAGTCCCAGCAGTTTCATTACCAATCAAACTGCCGCCCCTCAGGAAGTTTTCTCCAGAGGACAGCGGGCTTGCGTACTTAAGTTCAACAAAGTTGTCGGTGTCGTCTTTCAGGCCACCCATCTGTCTTGATGCGTGGAAGCTGTCGCCCGATCCTGAAGGAGAGGCTTTCTCTGTGTTGTATATGTGCCAGTTTCTGCTTGGCTTTAGCGTTACAGAAATTCTAATCGTATCACCACTAGACACGTTATCAGGAACCTGATTAAAGCTAATAGAGAATCCTGCTGCCTTGTTCTGTACAACTCCACCCATTGGGGTTGGGCTAAACGCAGACGTATTAGCGTTAGTGAGGTTTAGAGGACTTTCATTTTGTTCTCTATCACTTGGGGAGATAAACGTGTTAACAGTTCCAGCCGCTGCAAAAAGTTCGTCAGGTCTGTCAGCAGGTATAACTGTGATGTTTGATTCACACCGCACACCTTCGTACCCTTCTTGATAGTTTCCATAGACGAGTCTGTTGTCTACAACAGTCTGAGCCTCAGCCTTTTGAGGAACAGCATCAAAGAACTTATTGACCTCGTCTGGAGATATGGCTGTAGACACCCTATCGTTGTAGAAGTCAAATTCAAAATACCCGAAACCGTCTAGGGTGTAGTCGTCAGTTGATTTGACCTCATCGAGCAAGAAAGTGTTTCCGAACTCACCCTCTCTGGCCAGCACTCTTACAGCGATGATGTTGTACCAAGGCCTAGAGTCTCCGTTAAGTTGCGAAGAATAGAACGTTGGCACCCTGACCTTGCAAAGGTTGAAGGACTGGTGATTGGGAGCTGGGTTGTCACCCTGAGCAATAACCGACGGAGGAAATGCTGACGGAGAGTACACCGATATCGGGCTCTCTGATCCATCAGCAAACACAAACTGATAAGAAAACTGAAACCCTGGAGCATCACTAAAGTTAGACGTGTTGCGTAGAGGGTCGTTGGTAAAGTTTACCGTTGGTCTAATCAGCGGTGTAGGGCGCACGGCATGAGAGAAAATAATCTCTTCTGTCCCATTTGTTGGGAATCCCAGCTTGTGAAAGTTGGTGGCCGTAAAAGGCACCTGAGCGCTTGTGTAGTATCCATCAGAAACCTGAGTTCCCGAAACAGACGCTCCAGATACGACTGCTGCTGCGCCACCTGCAAAACTCAAGTAACACATAGACTGAACGACGTCAATCTTTTTGGGCTCACTGAGGTTGTCCGTGAAGTACAGGTGAATGCCCTTTTCAAATGTGTCTACAAACTTATTTGCAAGAGACGATGGGGTAAAGGCACTGCCTGGCAGCCCAACAGGAAAAGATGTTTCTTTGCTGTACACCACGTTACCCTGCACAACAGAGTCTTGCTTGAAGTTCAAAAAACTTCCCACGCACACAGTCCTTATGACGTGCTTTCTATCTGGCGCCCCATATGTAAGGAAGTTGGTATCAAAGGTCCCCCCAGTAGACTGATTCACGTATTGCCTAGTGTACTCAGCTGGAAGCGAGAACACCCCATACGGATCGTACATCTCAATAGAGTGGCGAGATGGATCTTCATGATATACGAAGAAGAAAGCAACCTTCAGCCTGTCATCAACGACGCTTCCGACAACTTTTTGATCTCCGCTAAAAATGGCTGGGCCATCAATACCATTTAAGGCCTGGGCGCCAGCCTCAAGGCCCGTGGCAAACTCAACCAATGAGTTACCCTTTAGGTTTTTAACTACCCCCGCATCCCCACCTCCATCTTCACTAGATGCGTTGTCTCCATACACCACGTTTACGGCGTCAATGAGCGCTGTGCTGGGTACCAGCTTATAGTCCGTGCTCTTGTCTAGAGCTCGGGGGGTAATTTTATTGATAGCCATTAGTACTTAGGTGCCTGCTTAAAGTTCTTTCTGATCGTCTTCAGAGCCTCTTCTTTGGTAAAGTTGCTCATTCTAGCGTTGGCCTTTCTTCGCTCGTTGTAATACTCAGAACGGGCTCTCGCCTTTTCGTTTGCAGGCACGCTAGACTTCCTTTCAATCAACTTGTAGTACATGTAGGACCGAAGAGCTTCTTCGATATACACGTGAACCTCTGGATCAGATGACCTAGCCTCGTCCGCGATGTACTCAATAACTACCTCGCTGTAGTTGTTAGACGTGTCAATCTCGATTCTATTCTGATCAAGGTTGAGTCTGTACTCTCCGTGGTGGTGACCGCCGCCAATGCCGTACATACGACCAAAGCCACCCTCGTACAGGTAGTTGTCAAAGATGTAGTAGTCCCTTACGTCTCCATTGCCCTGCCCTGCGCCAGTAGTAGCGCTCTTGTCGTCCACTCGGTCTCCAATAGAGTTGTCGCTAATATCCATCGGGTTGGCATCAAACACATCTGTGAGGGTGCCTGTAAGGGCTTCCTCAGTAACACCAGCAGGCAGTGAGCCCCCATACTTACCCTGATCGTCCAGCGATGTGTCGGTTGCTGTCTGCATTCTGCGAGACATGTTCAGATTCTTGTTCTGAGTGAACACGTAAAGCAGTCCGTCACTACCCACAACCCCAACCTTAGACAGGTCAACAAAGTCGTCAGGAAGTGAGACAGTGTTGTTTGTAGAGTTGATGCTCAGCTTAAGAGATTTTACCTTCTTACCAAGGTCAAATCCAATTTCTCGAATGCCACGAAGTGCAAAGTTTCTGATTGCAGAGTCTGATACATTGTTTGCAAAGTCATCAGAGTCAGATGTCAGAATGAAGTCCTTTACAAGCTGGCTAAGTTTTACTTTGTTATGACTCATAATCTAGCTGATTCTTGTACTGCGGCTTGACTAACAACCCCATCTCTGAGCCTGATGCCCACCAACTTAGCGATTTCCATAACAAGCTCATAGCTGTAATGCTCTGGCAGCATGAAGTCGATTGATTGTTCAGGAGAAAAAACCTCTAAGCCGTCAAACTCTTCTGTCGCGTAGAACGGCTTGTCGTCAACGTAGTTGGAGTTGAAGTCAATACCGCCTGGGCGTCGGTAGTATGTGATGTCTATGGATTCAATGCTTGATGGAAATACCTCGATTTCATCGGTAATCAAGGCTACAGGAAAATCGTCAGTAGGGGTAGACAGATTGCTACCCAAGATCTTACCCATCTTCTCTACGTCGTACACCAACTCAATGTTGGTTCTATCAAGCTCAAAAACACCAGACTCCTCCCCAGCACCTTTGCTAATTGAAATGAGTCTTGAGAAGTTTGATGGCTTCAAAAACACATTCCCTTGATTTGAGTCGGTCACGGTGTAGTTATGCTCTCTTGTTACAAACACAGAGAGGTCTTCTAGTGTGCGCTTTCGCATAGACTTGTCACGTCCTGGGTCCAGCCTTTGAACCTGTGCTTTCTTGGCCTCAAGAAGCTCTGAAAACAATTCGTTGTAGATGCTCAGCTGAGCAATGTATGCGAACCGATTGAACACGGCTGGAGTGATAAACCCCTTCTGTTCTTTGTTTGTCAGGTCCTTCAGAGTCCTGTATACCGTCTGTACACTAGCCATACCACAAATATACAAAAACAAAAGAGGCCCCGAAGGGCCTCCTTTTATGCTAGACGTTCAAGTCTTTCCTCTAGTGTGCTTAGCACCGAGGCCCCTTTTTCTGTCAGGCAGAATCGGGACATTACGTCCAATGGGTCCTGACCCACAGGGACAGAGACAATCATTGAATTGCTGTCAAACCAGTTGACAGACTTAGAGCCAAGCTTGATAATCTGGTAGTCAGCGGCCTGCTGAATAACAGAACGACACTTTACCTGAGGAGAGTCAAATGACTCCATAAACTCTTGCGTTTTGGTTTTGGCAACGCGCAGCAAATTGAATCTAATGTCAGATACAGAAGAGTTGATATTGATGCCAAAGTACATGGCAACAGGCAACAACTCTTGAATGTCTTTGTCTCTTACCATGGAGATTGCATCTGTAAGAGCAAACTCCTTTTGGAGCTCTTGCTCTGCATCTCTTTTCTTGTCAACAAGTCTAAAGATGCTGCCGCCATTCGCTTGATTGAACGGGTGCTTCTCCATAAATACACGCAAGTTCGGAGCCGCCTTGGGGACAAACAGCCTACCATCGCGGAAGATAACAGACTGTCGAGTAGCGTTTTCTGATTGCTCATCGCGCCACACAGAAGGCTCGTTCGGGCAGTAGCGAAGCTCGCGTACAGTGTCTTTTTCTGCATCAAATACAGTGACGCCTTTTTGTGGCAACATAAAGACCACCCCAGAATTACGAATCAACTCGTACTCTGCGTTAGGGTTTACAAATTCCTTGCGCTTAATAGGCAAAGACTTCTTAGCCACTGGAGCTTGTGCAACATGCTCTTCCTTTGGCTTTTGTTGGGCTTTAGGCCGCCCAGGGCGCTTTTTGGTTTGTTCCATGATATTGAATTGAGTTATGGTGTATATTTATTTGCGAGGGCTCTGGCAAGAGAGGCGGCTGACGAAGCCCCAATGTCTCTTTCAATAACCCCAAATCGAGCAACGTTACCAACGAACTTATCGCCGAGGCCGTTGCCTAGGTATTTGATCAATAAGTTCCCGTCAGTTCTTGCGTTGGCCCCTTCAGTGTTTGCGTTTACGAAGGCATCAAGATCCCCATCGTTTGTATGGAAAAACAAATTGTTCGAAGTATCTCTTCTGATAACAAACACATATGCTGTTCTTCTAATTTCTGACGGAAGATGAGAGTCTATAATTGGATTTGGTGTCCCTGCAACCACTGATTCACCTCTCTCGTTAGCAAATTTCAGAACGTAAGCACCATTGTTGAACGCATCCGCAAATGCAAGAGTCAAACCCTGACCAGAAGTGGCGCTTCCCTGAACCAAGGGGCCAAGCTTAGGTAAGTCGTCGATGTCTGAGGTGCTTTTTCCGATAACAGCAAACATTGTAAAGTCACCAGACCTCACGTAGTTGTTTGCAAGTTGAACGTTATTTACTCCAGCAAAATCAGCTGCAGCAGTGGCCAATCCGTTGTTAGCTCTGCCTGTTGAATCATCAAAGTTCAGCGTGCCGCTAATAGCGGACACGTTGTATGTGCTGCCTCCAGAGCCACTATTTGTCCATGCGTTTACGTTGCCGCCTGACTCACCCAGACCTGTTTCGTTAAGGTCAATTACTGGCTTGTTGTCAGCTCCAAAGTCGATTCCTGCAATGACGTTGCCAGTTCCGAAGGCTGTTCCTGCGGTTCCGCCAATGAATGTGTTTCTGCTTGCGTCCCCCGTAGATCTTACAACAGGAAGCTCTCTAACCTCTGAGGTCACATCAGAAAAAGACTCAAGCTTGACATTCTTGACATTGCTGCTACCAACAGCATCAAACTTCATGACGCTCTGCTTGGAGCCTGAAGAGTAAACAAAAGACATGATGTCGCCAATCAAAGCTTCTTCCTTGCCCTCTTCGCACGATACTGTTACAGATGTTTTTCTAAACGATTCTCCGTCTAGGAGGTTGCTCTCTTCGTAGATCGTGGCGTCGTTGAATACGATGCCCACCTTTCCAACTGATGCAGAGATAAAGCCTATTCTGTCAGCGGGTACAGCAAATAAGTCAAGACCCTCGCCACTATCAGACGTCAGGGTGCTGGAAGCATTGAGCTCTCGGCGCTTGAACAGGAAAAACTTTTTCATTGCATTAAAGGTATTGCAAATATAGTGAAAAAGAAAAAGGCCCCGTAGGGCCTTTCTCGTAGCGTGTATCTCAGATTAGAGCTGATCGTCACCAAATGGTGTAACGGTGTTTCCTGATCCAACCAGTGCCACTTGTGCAACCCAGCACTTAGCGGCATTTGAGTCAGAAATGCCCCAAACATTGATAGTAGAACCAACGTGTCCACCAGTAGTAGTTCCATTCATGGTGATGTGGTCATTCTCTCCATCAGTAGCTGCAGAAACATCATCCAGCTGATCAGCAGTAGTATTTACAACAATACCACCACCCAAGAAACCAGCAGCATCCGTTGCCGTTTTAACGACGTGATCTGCAGTAGCAGTCACAGCCGTAATAAACGTGAAGTGAAGGCCCTTTTGAGGAGTTGGAAGAGTAAATGAAGAAGCGCCAGCTGCATCAAAGACGCATACAGCACCAGATTGATTGGCAGTGAGCGTTACATCAGTTCCGCCGTTCAAAACGACAGCACCCTGGTATGCCCCCTTAATGTTGTTAGCTACAACGTTTTTCGCTTGCAGCTTATCAAAGTGTCCCATAATTATAGGTTTTTTTCGTGTTTGTTAAAAGAAAAAGCAAAGGGGGCCGAAGCCCCATTCGCATTAGTCATCAAAATTGTCTGAAAGTAACGTGAACTTCCACTTCGTTTTTGCCAGCTCCAGTCGTAACTTCTGCAGCGCCAGTAACGAATCTTCCAAACAATGTTCTGTCATCAGTTGTAACTGCAGCTGCGTTGCCATAAGAAGCAACAGCATCAGAGTTTACGCCATCAACAATGTCGCAGACTTTAACAACTCCAGCATTCACTGTAGTGTTATCGCCTCCGCTAAGGTAGTTGACGTTTGCAACAACTTGTTGACCCGTGTGATCATTACCTGTTCCAAGGTTGAAAGCAATGTTGACGGCACTACCTACGGTAACGTCGCCCACAGTTCTAATCAACACAGACTCGATGATGCTGTTAGCAGGCTGTTCCAGGGCGAACTTCGTAGTTGCGCCATTAGAAAAAGCATCTGCAATACGCACCTGTCTTGAAACAGTAATAGATCCAGGTACTTGGTGTCTTACTCTAGCCATAATGATTTAGGTTTTAATAGTTAAACAATAAGACTATTAACCCTTGATCATTACGTGCTGGTTTGCAGCGCGAACGCAGAGGCCAATTTCAGAACGGTAGTGGAACGCAGCCTGGTCAGTACCAGCATCGCCGTTGTTGGTGTGACCCAACACGCCGCCACCAGTCACCCAGTGCTCCATTTCACGAGAGTATCCATTTGCTTCCTTGTAGAACATGGAGAGAGCAGGAACGTTGATACCTGAACGAGCGTCAGTAACGTTCATCAAAGGCACCATAGCGCCCTGCAAGAAGTTACCAGCACCCAACAAGGTTGGATCGTTCAACAGCTTCCAGTCATGCTTGTGGAAAGAGTAACCTCCACGAGTGAATGACTTAAAGCCGAGCTTCACTGCCATGTCAGCGTCGTTCTGGAATGCACCGAACTGAGCTGGCAAACCAGCAGTCACTCCAGTTGCGATACCAGCTGCGAGCATGTCGTCAATAGCCAAAGACTGCTTTCTGTTCAAGTACATAGCGTACTCAGAAGGTGCGCCCTGCTTGTCGAGCTCCAAGATCAAGTCGTCAAACTCAGCAAAGCTATCCATTGGGTTAGCATTGGCGTTTTGAACAACGATACCTCTGTCTTCGATAGCTGAGAAGTAACCTTCAGAACCAGCCATCTCGTCGTCGAGGTTGGTTCCAGCTGTTGATGAATCAGAAGGCTCGTTTCTCTTCTGTCCGAAGAGCAACATCAGCTCTCTCTGATCTTCAAACTTAGCGCGAGCTTCTTGCTCACCCTTCATGAACCAGCGGTATTCGCCACCACCAATGTTCACCCAGCCGATGTTAGTCGCCTGCGATCCGTTGACTTCGTAACGACCCTTAACGATCATGTAAGAGTTGCTGTACTTGCGAACCCCGATGTCATCGTATGCAGTTGGCTGGTTGGTGCCTTGTGCGTACATGTTACCGAGCTTGATCAAAGTACCGCCAGCAGAAGCGTCGATATCAGTATCTTCAACAGCAGCTGAGTCGTCGAGCTTAACCATAACAACTTGCGTTGCATCGCCGCTGCCTGAACCGCCAGACTTAACGATGAAGCGAGCACCAGTTGCTGCGTCCATCAAAACGTCGTTAGCCTGAACATTAGAGGCAACGTCAGAGTTGGCAGTAGCGTCGATGCTTACGCTTACGCCAGAACCAGCAATAGTGGTGTCAGCAGCTGCGTAGGTCAACTTAGCGTGACGACGACCCAATTCCCACCAGTCGAACTGGTCAGAGGTGCCGCCTGCGTTGATAGCTCCAGTGAGCTTCAAGAAACCAGTGATACCCTGGTCGCCGTAAGTCTCAACCAAGTCAGGAAGGACGTGGTCCTTCGTGGTCTTGATCAAAGAATCAATAGTTGTGTATGTCTCGGGTGTAATCCGAAACGATGGTCTGAGTCCAGCTGCGTTTGCTGCTACGCTAGTAGCATCCACTGCTGGCTGACCTGAAAGAATATTAGCCATAATTTTTTATTCTTAGATGTTAAAAACTGTTTTGGATTTACCTCCACGCAACAGCGATCTTACTTGCTGTGCGAGAGGGTTTTCCTCATTCATGTTTTGAGCACTTGATGGAGTCGTGTTCGTTGACACATTAGCAGCATTGCTAACGATAGTCTTCTGCCCATCACCCAAGCCTTGGCGGTATGCCGAGGAAACGATTGTGTCAATGTTATCAATGACAGCGAGGTGAGAGTTCAGCTTATCGTAGTCCCAGTTGCCCTGGCCATCGACATACGAGTCAAAGAAGTTCTCAATGTTGTTGGTTCTACCCTTGAGCTGACCTCTGTATTCGTCATTGATGCCGAACATAAAGGTCTTATCGTTCCCTAAATCAAACTCCAAACCTTGCAGGGCGTCCGTTTCGGTTGCCATAGATTGGTAGAAGCCATCATCAAAGCGCGATGCTTGTTGGGTAGAGGGGGTTTGAACAGCCTCTGGTGTTTTGAACTTGTCTCGGATAGTTTCGATTTCTCTCCGAGCGTCGGTTGCATCAACCTTCAGCTGAATCATGGATGCTCGAACTGTTGCGTCATCATGGACGTTAGAGTCGAGCTTGTATCTGCTTTCAAAAAGCGTGTTAACCTCGTCGTATGACAAGTTTGGATACTGCTGTGAGTATTGAACTCGCATCGCTGTCACATCGTCCATTTCGGTCGTGTTCATAGACTGATACGTAAACCAATCCTCTGGCTTGCGGCCTGTTTCGGCAACAAAGTCAGCAATAGCCTGCACGCGATCGTCGATTGCAGGTTGTTGTGCTTGAGTGAAATAGTCAAACGATTCAATGTCTTTTCCGAGCCTTTCGCTCATGAACGTTAGAACCGCAGCTTCGATTTCCTCGTCGCTATAATCTTCTTCTTGTTGTTGCACCGCCTCTTGAACTGGCTGTTCTGCTTGGGGCTGTGCTTCTGTAATTTGTTCGAGCGTAGATGGCTCCTCTGCAGGGGCTGGCTCTGGGTCCACGTATGGGGTTTCCGCAGGCTGTTCTGGCTGAGCTTCTACTTGTGGTGCAGAGTCTTGTTGCATGCTGGCAGCAAGCTGCTCTGGCGTGTCAAAGATCTCTGCTTTCTCGAACGATTCTTCTTGGAGGTGAATTGTGTTTTCCATTGTATTGAATTATTGTTTTATTACATATAGGCGATTACTGTATCGTTCGCGCCCGTAGCAACCTCTGTAAATCTGCCATAGATGGTAGTTCCAGCAGGAACATTGATTGCGACTGCGACGGTTGGGATAAACTCGTATATACCAGCACTGTGAGTGCCATTAAGGTTGACACCTGTTTTTTCGTCGGCAGGAGTCTCTTGATTCGCCAAGTACGTAGACCCATCAGATGCGTCGTTTTGATCAAGTCCCTGTGAAATACCACCCTTTACACTAATTGTATCGGTGGCAGTGTCGAGCGACAAAACGGTAATCGCCCTGAAAAATTGATTTTCTGGAGCCGATACCGTAGTAGCCCCTGTAATAAGAACTGGCTTTAGATTTCTTTCTAGCATTGCTCTAAGTATTATGCAAGTGTGACTGCTGAGTTGTCCAAACCGAACACTCCGTATTCAATCATGGTGTTGACCTTGGTGGCAATGCATTGATATGTCTTGTCTACTGCAACAGGAATAAATGCAAACTCGCCACCGCCAATCTTAGCAACAAGCGCTGTATTGGATTCGGTTTCGTTTCTCACCGTGATGTAATTCTCTTTCTCTGGGTCCAGATTCTGGATGTAGAGATAGGCGCTTTCAAGCTTGTCGTTAGCCTTGTAAATAACAAGGTCGTCTGTATCAGCAGCCGTACCCTTTACTTTGGCGCGTACAATACTGCCAGAGTCAGCCAACAAATTAGCAGCCACATTAAGGCTGACTGCAGTTGACATGACATCAGCACTTGAGAGCCCCAATGTGACTCTTACCGTTGCCATTATGCTTCGTAAATAACGAGGAACTCAACAGTCATATTGACATCAGACGTGTCAATATCAATGTCATTTTCACCGTCGTAAGGAATGAACATAAAGTCACCGCCATAAAGGAAGCCAAGAGAAAGGTTAGACGCTCCAAGTTCAACCTTAACAAACTCAGAGTTGCTGGTTGAGGTGTTTTTGATGTAAACCTTGTGAGCCTTTCCTGCAGTGTAATCTGCAGCAGCGATCAGAGTTGTATTAGCCTGAGCGCTAGCGAAGAACTTACGAGCGACGCCTGTGGTTTGATCCAAACCAGAAGCAGAATTAGCCTTAGTCAACGTTGCCGTCGTGCTAAGTGACAAAGCATCTCCAGTCAAATCAGAGCTGGAAATGGTAATTGTTGCAGTAGTAGTAGCCATTTTGAGTTAGTGTTGTTTTTGCAAATATAATCAATCAACAGTATTTATTTTGCCGATGCTTGCTGTAGCAACCGTATTGACTTTTGCAATGCTTCCAGAGGCTACACCGTTAACCTTGTGACCGTATCCAGTAGCGGCCAAAGTGTAGTCTAGAGTTATCGTAGTGCTGAAATCTATCGAAATGTCCTCAGTAGCATTTGTGTCTGTATTCTGAAAATCAGAATCATGCATAATCACAGCTACTGTAAAGTCATTGTTATTCTGAATATCAGACAGAGCCGCTGATGTTAGGGTATACTCGTTGTTTGATGTGGACCACGTAGTGAGCTCTGTAGAGTAGGCGGTGCTGTAGTCCAAAGAGCTAAACATGTCTGAAGTAGAAATGGCTGTACCTCCATCCCCACCAAAGGCTGTGCTTTTCACGAGAATCGTGTCGTTTGGATCTGGCTGATTAGAACTTCCCCCCTGTATGTCAATATGGGCTGCTGTTACAGTCCCTGTGATGCTGCTTGTATCAAAATGAATGAAAGCTCTAGTGAATCTATGAGCGCCCCTACCAACAAAAAACTGCACAGAGAGATCTCCAGTTGGCCCATCAGTAGCAGTGCCTGAATCAGAAGTTCTGGCTGTACTAAAGTTTGAGTTTGTAACACCCACAATACGGCCTACTCTGTTTGCGTTTATCGTAGGCATTATGCAGTGACCTCTACAAAGGTTTTGTCTGGATCAAAGTATATCACTCTAGTAGTAGCATTTACACAATACCCAATCACCCTAACAATGTCGCCATTTCCTGAAGGGGCAGTATTTGTTATCTCTCCAGTCGTAGTGCTCACATAAACAATCTGACCCGTTGTTAACCCAGAAAAGCTAGTGTGCCTAGCAAATCCACGGACAAGGAATCTAGTAGTATCATCAGCTACAGCTATCCCTATCATTCCGCTAGACGTTGAAGCTGCATTAGCGTCTGTCTCTTCCCACTGCTGACTAGAGTCCAAGTAATACAGCTTACCCTGCTCAATGTTACCATCAATCCCACTGGGACCGCTTCCAAAGGTAACAGCCTCTCCGTGATATTGGTCCGCAGTATCTGGGAAAGAAAATACTTCAACTCCAGTAACAACAAGATTATTACCGTCAAAGGTCAAGTTGCTTTCAGCAGATATGGCGTTTGTGCCATCTCCCGTAAGCAAAGAGTTAGCCGATAAACTAGTTGCCCCTGTGCCACCTTTAGATACGGGGACAGTATTAGAAAGCGTATTCCCAGCAGCAGTAATTGTAATAGGTGCCGTGCCGTCAAAGTCTACTCCGTTGATTGCTCTTGCTGTTGCAAGTGCTGTAGCTGTTGCAGCATTGCCAGTAGTGCTTTGGTTAAGGGTGGGAACATTGTTTGCATGTATTGTGCCAGCACCATCAGATGTAAGGTCTACGGGTATGGCATCAACTTCAAGGTCAATCGTTCCGTCATCATCTTGATACGTGGCAGAGATTCGTGTCTCCGTGTTGCCAGAAAACATACCGCCTACAATATCCTGAACCTGCTCGGTGCTTAGCTGAGTGTTTGTATCAGCAGAAGCTATCGTAACTGTGTCGCTTGATGCGTTTGTTGTAATAGTTACGTTAGACCCAGCGGCAAGAGTGAGGGTGTCATCCACTCCATCAGCAACCACATTGTCCTGACCAGATACAGCCAGTGTGGTAAAGGCATTGGGTGAGGTACCATCAGATCCAGCTGGACCTTGAGGCCCTGTAGCGCCCTGAGGACCCGTGGAGCCTTGAGGCCCCGTAGAACCTGTTGGACCTTGCGGTCCTGTGGCTCCTGTTGCGCCCGTAGCTCCTGTAGCACCCGTAGCACCAGTATCTCCTTTTGGACCCTTGTTAGTAACTATAATCTGACTCGCTTCTTTTTCAGATACAGATACAGAGGTTGATGTCGATGTAAAAGAAACAGAAGTCCCTCCGTTTACAGATACAGAAACTGAATTACCAGCTGTTGTAGTAACGCTTACAGACATCAGAAGAACTCAGATACATCGGGGTTTACAACAAACGATCCTTTAAGAACTGTTGTGTGGGCGTCCAACCCGCTGGAGCTAGGCTTTATGTGTTGAAAGTCATACGTGTAAGAGCCTGCTTTGATCTTGCTCATAACTTCTGCAGAAGCTTCAATAGTTACCTGACCGCTGTCATTGGCTACAGGCTCTTCAAACAAAAAGTTGGTTGTCTTTTGTCCTGACTTTGCTTTAGCTGCTGCTGGGGTGGCCAAAATGATTTCATCTCTTGTCTTGCCAGATCTCTTGTCGCCAAATGGCACTCTGTTCTTTACCTGCATAACAAAGACGTAATTGTCCGTTGCCAGAGTTAGAGCTGTTCCAGCGGAGTCTTTTAGAGTTAGCGTCATAGAAAACGTGTCACCTTTTTTGCAGGTGATATTCAATACCTCCGTGACGTCAAAATTTACCGACTGTGCCATTATTCAGCGAATAGTTTGTCTATTAGTTTTGTAGGCCCTTTCTGAACCTCTTCTCTTTTGCCCTGGCGTTGAGAAATGAGCTTGCTCTGATCTGACGTTTGAGTGGAGAGTCTGTCATCTTTTCTGTCTTCTTTCAGAACCTCAAGCTTTTCTCTAAACTCCTGGTCTTCTTCTCTGAATCCAAGCGTAGCCTTGGCCTTAATCATCTCGATTTCTTTTCTAAACTCGTGACGCATTGTTTCGAGCTTAGTCTCCATTTCGTTTTTGACCTTCATCTTTTCAATGTCAAGCTTGGCTTCCATCTCAGCCTCTTTCATTTTGAGCTGTGAGCTGGCCTGAGCCGCTTGCATAGCCTCTTGCTTTTGCACGTCAGAGTTTTGTTTTGCCTGAGCTTGCATGCGCTGCATGCGTTTTTTTCTTCTGACGATAAGCAGTCGTTCAGCTTGGTTTACATCTTTGAGCTGCCGAATTGCAATGGCGTCTTCAAGATCAATTTCTTTTTGCTGAATCGCCATCTGAATGTTTTGCTCTAAATATGCTTTGTCTTTTTCCTCCATGTCTTTGGAGATTACCACTCCAAAATTGTACATGGGCAGATCATCAAACGATGTTAGAGCATCCATGTTTTCATCACCAAGAGCTCTTACGTAGGCCTGATGAAGAACAGACTCCTTTGGAATAATCTGAACGCACTTGACAATGTCTTCACAAACCTTTTTGTAAAGGTTGAGTGCAGCATTTGTGATGTCGTATGTGGCATTATTGCTTGCAGCAATTGCTTGTTGCTGAACACCAACAAGAGCATCACCCTTTGGAGTAGACGCATCCACAGCTTCATTGATTCCCGTAGTGTCTCGAATCATTCTAAGGTAGTGGTTGTACAAACCAATCAGCTCATTGATGTTTCGAATGCTGTTTCCAATCTCTCTTACTGGAGGATTTTGGAATCCACCCTCTGGGTTCTTGCTTCTGTAGTAGAAGACACCTGTTTGTTCGTAGATATCATGAAGATCCAATGGCTGAAGCTCACCACCCTTTCCAAGCTGAACGTTTTCCAGCCCCTCAATATCAATAATCAATCCGTCAGGCTTAGCCTTAGCAATAGCTTGCTGAATCTTCAAGTGGGTGAGTTGCAACATGTCCGCAAATCCAGTGCAGCTATCAACCATTGACTTCGGGATCATATCCTGAATGTTGGTTGATGTTACCGAATAAGACAACCTGGCTCTAGTCAAGTCATGCATATTCTTTGGAATGTTCTTTTTCTTGCCGTATCCAAACATATAGGGGCACTCAAGAACATAGCTGCCTTCATAGACAACTTCAATATCCATGCAGGTAGACTCTCTCTTAAAGACGCTGCCTTTGGGCTTTTTGTAATTAAAGCCCTTGTAGAAGAAGTTAGACCCGCCATGGCGATTCTCTTTTTCTTCAAAATGCATTGTCTCTACAGTCAGAAACTCAAAGTCAAGAACAGACACAGTGTACTCGTCATAGCCATAGTACATAGAGTTTGTATCTGTGTCATAGTGCTTCTTATTGTACTTTGAGTGGTTGTTTCCATCTCTACCTTTAACCTTGTCTGCAATCTTTTGAAGATCATTTTCGTCAAGCTCATCGCCAGCCAAACGCCTGAGTTCTGCAATAGTGACTTTTTTGATGTGACCCGCATAGGTCAAGTCGTTAAAGCCAGGATCTTCCGTGTAGTTGTGAATAAACATTACGGGGTCTACGTACTCCGTCGTAATGCCATAGTTTGGATCGTTAGTTCTTTTGACAACGCTCATTCCAAGGCCTACCAAATCGCTCACACAGCGTCTAAATATCTTCTCAGAAAAATCATTCCAAGTAAGAGTCAGGTGAGTTGCCATTTGCGCAGAAATCTCTGCGCCAGTTTTGACGTTATCACCAAACAGAATATCAACTTCTTCTTTACTGTCGGGAAGTGTGTTGGGGTCCTGTCCAAGGTCGAGACCAGTTCGCTGCTTAAAATCAACAAGCAAGTCCTTGTTCTTGACTTGAGCCTGTACAAACTTCTTCTGTCTATTCTTCTCGGAAGAAGACAGCGGATCAACAGCCTCAAGATTGGGGTACAGGTTGGTCCCAAGAATTTTGTTTACTACGACACGAACAAACTTAGGCAAAACAGGAACTGGGGTGTAGTCAATGTTCATCAGGCTGCCGTCCCCATTGTTAGGGTCAAGGCTGCTCAGAAGTTGTTTGTAGATATTTGTATCTTGTGTTCCAGTGGCATACCTTCGGCTTCTTTCAAAAAGTCTATTTCGTTTGCCGAGAAGAGACCCTGTGTCCGTCATTCTCCCCCACTGAGAATCAATAGCTTTGGCATACTGGATGCCATAGTTTTTGCTTGACTTCTCTTCTGGCGAAGCAAGCGGATCTGGAAACCCCTTAATTGTTCCTTGGTTGTCTTGCATTTCGCAGAAATTACTCGCGTATAGTATTGCAAATATAGGGAATCAACCGATTACCTTATATCGCCTGAAAAACTTGCTCTCTGCAAAGTCTTTCTTTGGTTTTTGTTTTTGTTTTTGCGCAGCAAGAAGGCATAACCCAGAACTAATTGTAAGGTCAAACTTAGTTCTGTTGTCAATCCTAAAACCAATCCAGTCTTCTAGCGTTCTGTTGAAGTACATAGCGCCAAACTCACCAGTGTCTGCGTTAAACCCAACGTGCTCGTGAATAAAAGCTTCAATAGCTTGAGCATGAGCTTGGATAACGTCTTGTGAATTAGACGGTATACCCTTTGTTTTTACCTTAGAAACGCCTGATGAAGATTTTAGGTGGGACGGTCTTCCTAGCAGGTAGCCATCGTAGCCCCTTTGTTCAAAATATCTGGCTATCCCATACTTGTTGTTCTCAATTAGGAGGGGGTATCCGTAAAACACAGCAGCCATCAAACAATCCTCATAGAAGATACTAGCAAGTGGTGGGCGAGACGCATACTCAACAACAAATATGTTGCACGGATGGTGCATGTTGAATTTATTGTACAAATGCATGGCACCCTTGGAACCTCTTCCATCAACTGTGGCATCAAGATCATAGGAGTCAATACCGCCGACGCCTAGCCATGGATGCGGTGGGACCCTCTTTCCCCGCTCCAACTTTTCTTTGCTCCTTAGTTCGTCTGGCGGCATCCAAGCGACCCTAAACCTACCGTTAGGGTCAGGCTTAAATACAACCTTGGTATCTTTCTGGCCGTTTTGCCATACAAAGTTTCCTACAACAACTGGATTTGGATACAGCTCATCGTTGCTTTGGATCTGCTCATAGATCTTTGCAATATTAAAGGTACTGCCCTGAACGCTGTCTCTGAACGCTTCATCTTCTGTAAATGGGAACTGTCGGATAACCTCATTTAATTCAGTAGCGTTGTCCGTCAGGGCTTGACGCTCGTTCTTGAGGTACGTCCTAGCCCCCATGTATATGTCTTCGCCATCAAGACCTTCTGCAGTTTTGATTGGATCATTCACAATCGGATTGCCATGCCTATCAAAAAAACCTTCTAGAGACTCAAACGCAGGAATAAACAATCTATACAGACCCGTCTTCGTTCTTCCATTCGCATTCCTCTCTATAGGATTCGAGTCCCTCCATAATTCTTTGTACTCTTTTCCGCCCTTGTCCATTGGATTTACCGTGCTTCCGACCAGGGCCTTTCCGATTATTTTTCGCCCGACGATCAAACACGTCCGTTGAATCCTCCAGGCATCTCTTATGTCTGTAGGTCTTTCCCATTTTCCAGCCTCATCGAGGTACAAGATATGGAGCTTCTCTCCATCGTAAGCATTGTTTGTGGTGTTCTTCCAGTTGACTATCGTATTAAGAGCTTCGCCCGTTTGCGCAGTCTTATTCTTCTTCGTGATTCTCTTACTTGGCTCGCGAAAAGCCAACTCCATGCGTGGGTTAGTGGTACCATCTTGAATGGGCTTGAAGAAAAAGGGGTAGTGGCGGAACATGTAGACCACCTTCTTCATGAATATATTTTCTTGTGCGTCCTTACCAGTCTTTGACTGGATACCTAGGAGCTTATCTTTGACCTGCGTGGCTTCATCAAGAAGCACAGCGGAGCAGATATTGGTGTACCCACTCCGCCTACACTTAGTGTACAGCTGTCCGATACAGCGGGGGTCCGCCTCACACGCAGCTAAATGTAAGAAAATATCTCTTTGGAAACTCAAGAAGTTCGGATAACCTATGTCCATCCGAGTCCACTGAAGCATCATGTAGTGCCTGCCCGTAATATATGTAGGCTTACCGTCATTGTAAAACCAAAAGCCGTTACGCCTACGGCTAAATTCCTTCTCGATATACGGAGAAAACTTTTGTCTGAACTCTCTCGGCGTTTCAGACCATTCGTCCATACTCTTAACCCTAGACAGCTCCTCTGGCATAGAAACCCTCTGCCACAGCTGCATGTCGTTTGGACGTCCATATCCTTCAATCTCCTCTTTGGGAGGCTGAGCGGGAAGTGCAATGAGTATATCACCGACCGAAATAATGTCTCCCGTTGTACCCTCGGGGCAAATTGAGATAACAGCCTCATCGTATTCTTGTATGTTTAGGAGTCCAGCCATGAATTAAATTGTGCGCCTGTCAGGACTCGAACCTGAAACCTGCGCATTAGAAGTGCGCTGCTCTATCCTGTTGAGCTACAGGCGCGTATTAAAAACAAAGATAACAAAGTCCGCGAGGCGGGGCTTGAACCCGCGTGTAACCAACTACCCTTTCTACAAGGTATAAGCTTGAGGGGATACTCGCGGTTATGAGTTGCGACGATTGTGAGTTTGTTTTCTGTGGCAGTTGGCGCAACGCACTTGGCACTTTCGAATCTCTTTCTTTATTGTGTCCATACCATAAGACTGGTTTACCATATCTGCAATGTTGTGAACTTTCTCACCGCACACATGATCAAACTCCAAGACAATTGGATCTGATTCTCCGCAATCGACACAAGAAAGTTTGCTTTTAATTCTTTGGATAAACTCTCGGGCCCACTTTCTTTGGTTCCTGTTTCTTCTTTTAGCCCTGACCTTATACTGCTCTTTGTACTTTTCGTAATGAGCAGCAGAAGCTTTTCTTTGATCTTCGCGGTCTTTGTAGGGCATTACTTCGAGAATCTTTCGGCAAATCCGCCTGAATAGTCTTTGGCTTCTTCTAACTCTCCATTGCTCTTTAGATCGTTGATCATTTGCTCAAGGCGCTGGCGCTCCACAAGCAGCTCTTTGCAATCAGTGGCCGTTTGCTTGATAGACTGTAGTTCAGCCTTTCGTGCGCTACCATTGATGTCTGGATCAACAGGCTTTTTGATTTCGTCGATCATGTTGTTGATAGCAGCCTCCATGGACGACATTAGCCTTCCAGCAGCCTCAATCGTTGTGAACTTCTTCTTCGACATACATTAGGTCTTCGACACGGGTGCGGTAGTATTCCGTTCCGTCAATCTTGATACGATAGTCTCTGTTTTCCTTGAAACAAACGACGTCGCCTTTCTTTACGCCAATAGCCTTCAAATGTTTCGAGTCAAAGGCAACCTTGCCCTTTGTTGGAAGCTTTTCTTTGAGCGATACGATTTGGACTTCTGTCTCTTCCTTTTCTTCTTCAACAGGAAGCAACAGACTCCAGCCATCAAGTGGGGTAATCTTACCCTTCTTATTCTTATAGGCAATCGCCTGATTGTTTACTGCGTGCTCTGGATCAAACTTTACAAAGTAACTGTCATCTATGCCCGTAAGCTTTTGTCCGCCCTGCATAACAACAAGGTGATGAAAGTACAGCGTATCTCCAACCTTTACAGGTGTCTTATACTTGGCTGGCGTAGCGATGACGGGACCGTCGGTTACCCGATTATTAAACTCACCCATTTCAAATCGGGTGTCAATAAACAGTTCAACACCACCTTTCGTGGTGATTGTATCGTTGATGGGTTTGTCCAGCTCAACGATAAACATATTTAGCGACCTCATTGTTTGTACGGAAACTTATCGTTCAGATACTCTTTCCGCTGCTCGCATCCACAGTCTTTGGACACACGCTCTACCAGTCTTTTAAGTCCAGTTGCCTTGGTAAACTTCTCGACAGTATCGCCAAGGCCTTTTGATTTGTGGCTCATAATTAAAAATTTAAGTCAAATTCAATAATGCATGGCATATCATCGACAGACTTCCACAGCACATTTGCCCCATCTTCTTCTTCGAGGTACACCAGATATCTGTTCTTGCCATGTCTGTACAAGAACGCCTCGTCATTAACAATCGCACTAACCTTGCTGCTACCAGCCCGCATGCCGACGTAGTACGCCATGGCATCTTTAGGGTCTCGACCAATAATGATCTTACGAATAACTCCTTCCATTTAATTTAAACTTATGCCCAGCCCGTCTAGCAAGTCATTGATGTCTGGGCCTTCAGGATCTTTATATGTGTCGCTTGCAAAGTTAAGCAACTCTTCGAGTTCTTCTCTGTTGTTGAGATTGTAACCATAGATGGCTCTGAGCTGACTCGTGTCTGGGTCTGGACCTTCTGATGGTTCAACCACCCCGACGACAAACAAAGACATCACCTCATCCCGCACCCCGTACTCGTCAATCAGGCTGTCCATCTCTACTGCAAGTCTCTGAATTTCAAAAAGAAAACCGTCCTTCTCCATACCTTTGTGCTTATCCAAGTTTATTTCAATGCCACATAAGAGGTCCAACAATAAGATGTTCCGTGAGTTCTCACGCCTCAATCAAAGGTACGTAAAAAGAAACTACCTCAAGAACCTGAGAACTACCATGGACGAGTTTTGCGAACAGCATGAGGTCTTTGAAAAAGAGCTGATGTTTATGCTGTGGTGCTATGATCTAGAGTTCTGGACACTGAAATATGCAGCACAAGACTTTAAGGTATCAACCAAACATGTGGGTGGTAGATATGTATACCCGCTCATGAAAGAGGGGTACGTATACAAGTACTTTGATAAGCTAACGCCCTCCAATACAAGAGAAGATCACTTGTTTAGAGACGAGCTCAAGTACAACTACAGGGTTAGGTACTCTCTGTCGCAGAAAGGCCGCCTGCTAGTACAGAGATTTTACAGAGAGTTCGAAGACTAAGTCAGAGCGACTTAAACATCACTTCGTAGTACGTCTTGCCTTCATCGTCGCGACAAGCCTTGAGGCACCTTTTACGATTAACGCCATCATGAACATAACTGATGTGAACCCAATCAGGATTGTTGTCATCACCAAATTCCCACACCATCTGATCAAACGTAACATTCTCTCGTAGCCATTCGAAGATTTCAGCGTTTGTACAGCCTCCGAACACGTCTGCATCAAGGTCAAGTGCTCGTCCCTCCATATGTTGGCTGCGATTTGAGCCACCGATTGCACGGTTGAGCTCAGGCCCACGATAGCCTGACGACACGTATATAGGGCACCCGAAAGCGTCCCTAAGAGGTTGAAATACGTGTTCTGCAATCGACTTAAGATTTTCGATAACCCACTCATCATCAGGTGTATTATTGATCCCAAGGCGGGATGCTGTTGTGCTCTTGGTGCATTCAGCAAGAGTAAGATTCTTTGACAGCTTCATTTATTGTTTATTCGTAAGCCCCGCAGCCAGCGCCCTGACATCCAGCGCTTTTTCCCTGACCCCCACTAAAATCCTTTTTTCTGCCTCTGCTTTTAATGGCCTTGATGGGATTTAGGGTTCGATTTGCTCGCCTCTTTCTGCGATTTTCTCTTCTTCTCTTTCGCTTTGCCTTTCTTCGCAGTTGCTCTTGCAGCTTCTTAATACCCTCGGCGCCTCCACCAGTTCTTCGAATCGTTCTGTCAACCTTTCTCTCTTCTTTTTTAAGTTCTTTCGTGAACTTTTTGTCACCCCTAAGAACAGCAGCTTTAGACTTGTCTTGCTCTTCCTTGGTCATGGCAAAAGGGTTGCCTTCGGGACCACCGTGTTTTCCGCCGTGCTTATACTTCTTTACTTCCATTATGTTGCTACTGCAAAGATTTCTACATCAGCAGTTTCTCCACCCGTTCCTGTCGCGTCGGCACTGATAAAGTCGATCTGTGAAAGAGAAATGGTTGTGTTTACGGCGGCGGAGTCGCAATCCATCTTGTCATTAAAGATAATGTACGACTCAGACCCGCCGAGCTGAACAAAGTATTCCTTGGTATTTGCTGTATCCTGAATCCGAAGGTCAACAGTATTCGACGCAGCCAAGTTTGTAATTCTCAAATACTGCAGAGTGGTGTCTGCAATTGCCCCACCCGATGGGTTGGTAGCCTGAAACTCAAGAATGTTTTGCTCGGTGTTTGTAACAGTGAGGACCCTGGTGAACACTTCGCTTACACTACTAATGCTAAGCTGGTTTTTGTTTCCACGGTCCTTGCCGTTGATCGTCAACTCCTCTTGAATGGTAACGGTCATTGTAGCCATGCGTCAAAGATAATGAATTTACTGTATCAGAAAATCTCGTTGAGCATTTCTACAACATTCTCAGCCCCGTACACTGCAGCAAGTTCTCTAAAGGCTTTGGTATCATTCTCTATCAAAGATGGAATGTCATCATATGCATATTCGTAGTTCATAGGATTGCCCGAATAAGCGTTCATGTCATATCGAATCTCATTAAGACGAGCAAGGGTTTCCGTTGGTTGCCCCACATATGCTAAGAAGTCTGCAGCATCCATCCCAAGTCTATTTCCTGCTTCAGAAAGCGCTTCATAGTTTTTGGTAAAATCCTCTGAGCCTTGATTCATACTCAACCGTTTTCGGTACTTGTCCATTATCGCCACATTTCCAGGATTGTTATGTACGTCAGTAGCATGAGTCATTTCATGTACGTACGTAGACATAGGTCTCATGGGGTCTATTTGAACCTCCACATTCATTCTTTCTTGTTGTGGTCGCATACCCATAGTAAATGGATTTCGCTGAGACCCCTTGCCAGATCTTACAGGGCCAGCACTTCTTGTTACCCTCCCTCCTGTAAATGGATCTTTATCTTCAAAATTCATATTCCCCATAGAACCCATAAAGTCACCGTAGTGGTCGGACAAGACATTTGCAAGACCCTCATACGTAACCATTTCATCAGTTCTGTTGGGGTACATTCTAGAAAGAATATTATATGCCTCTGTTCTTGTAGCAGGTTCAGGAGGTCCATCACCCTGTGTAAAGGCAAGATTCTGAGCAATCTTAGATCTTACTTCAGGTTGAGCATAGAAGTCACCTAAGAAGTCCATAGCATAATTGCTTTTATTTCCAATCATTCTGCGATCAAGGTCCTTAATCAAATCTTCGTTTGATTTTTTCTTAGGGTCACCATGCGGTCCACCGTGCTCGTAGCTCTTGATGAGTCTTCTGCCAGCAGGTTTTTTTCGTCTGGGGTTCATCTTCCAATTCTGTTTTGGGTTCTGTAGTACTGAAGCTCTTCTTCTTCTACAGGTCGCACTCTCTTTCTATTCCCATCTTTAATAAGGTAATAGTTTGGCTCTTGTCCAGTCCGCATGCGTGGGTTGGCCGACATTATGAGTTCCTTCTGAACTTGAGGTATGTCCATTGGAACAGACTCCTGAAGCTCTCTGGCAGGCAACTCCTGACGACCAGCCTTCAATGGCTTCATGGGCTTTAGTGGTTCGGGGCCTGAAGCAGCGAATAGCGGTAGGGCTGGAGAATGACCCACAGCAGGTGCAAAATAACTTGACCCTTGAGCAACACCTGGGACTTGTACAAGCTGAAATGCAAACGTATCAGACGCATCGCCCTCTTTGTTATATAGCGGGTCTGCCGCTTTGTTGATTTTGATCTTCCCTTGACGCTGTAGGTCTTCTGAAACACCTATGATCTCATCATAGAGGTTTCGAATCTTATTGTTCCGAGCATCAAACTCTTCTCTTGTAAGACCACTTTGTCGAAAGATCTTAGGACCCTGCATTTTGTCAATGTCGGACCCAGCTTCATGGTAGTCCGCCATAAACTGCTTGCGCGTATCCATGTCATAGTACTGTTGATTGTAACCAGACTCTTCTAAGAGCTGGTTGTATTGGTCAATCAGAGCCTGTAGTTCTGGGGGTAGTGATCGGACTGCCTGCATAGGTACAAATATAGCACAGCAAGCCTTGCGTCTAAATCAATAACTGATTCCACGTACCAACAAAAAACACTCTGAACAGCTGTATATGCTTATGAGCGTTTGCTACCACCTTATCAGCTATGCGAAGGTATAAATTTTTTTTTCAAAAGTCAAGATTGAAGTAACTCTTGAGGCAACAGGCTGTAAGTTATTGATTAGGCTGTTGTTAAACGCTTGCGTGCGGAAACTATGCGCGAACGATACTGGCAAAATCTGATCAGAAACACGTGGTTTGGGGATTATATACATTTGTACACGTCCGTCACGTCTGCCCGAACGCGACCCTTGACCCCACCCCCCTTAACATCTTCGATGTTACTGCAAAACTTTCTGACTTTTTACCTTCGGTAACCATCGGTTTCAAAAATCGTCAGGATTCTATAGCAATTCCAAGCAGGGGGACAAAACCCCACACGTTACAGCACGCAGTCCGAAGGACCACGCATGGTAACGCACAGGGTTTGCTGTTGACAATTCAAATACCAACACAAAAATCTCACCTCGCCTCGCATGATGCCCACGTCATGCCTGCACATGAGGCCGCTTCTTTACCTGTTTCCACGCGGACTACTACGTAGTCTTCAGGCGGGAGAAATCGCGCAGGAAGAAGGGGCTTGGATTTTGCCGAAAGTTGACCATACCTTTGCAGCGGCAATCTTGCCAACTCAAACTTCAATTCATCTCCGATGAAATCAATCAACACTCAGACTCTGAAAGAGTCTTACAAGCAGTCAGTTACACTGACTGAAGCCCGTATTCAAGCTTTGCTTGAGCTGTTTTGGACTGCTGACATAGAGAGCCTTTGGCTCTGTCTTGAGTTCTGTGAACTCAGTACCGAAGAGCAAGCTGTCATCGTAGATGAAATCGAAAACCACTAATTCATCGAAGATGAAGTACTCAGCAACAGCTGCAGCTAAAGCTGCAAACCAAGCCATCAACCATCCATCCATGGTTCGTAAGAACCATGCCATCAAGCTTCTGAAAGAAGCTCTGAAGGTCATTGAGAACCTCGAAGAGGTTCCAATGGAATCTTGGGACTATCCATCAGAACCTCTTCCAGAGGTACTGAACATCAGTCATCTTATGACTGAATGGGACTTCATGTTCACCGAAGGTGAAACGATGTCTTTGACTTGTCCGAAGGACAAGATTGAACTGCCGAAGGCAGTATTCGACGAAGTCGATGAATGGCTTGAACTTCTACTTGACTTCGAAAATCTTGCAGATTTCGAAACCGACGAAGATGGCACTATCTACTTCGTAGATTGTGATGAAGCCTCCAATACTGATGTTTACATCAGTAAGATTCAAGCTTTGCTTGAGCCCTTTGGAATGAAATTCCAATGCACATTCCTCGAAGAGGAATATGAGAAAGCCAATGCTCTTCCCTTGGAAGAGAAACTCCGACGATTCGAACTCTGCTAAAGCAGAGAGATTGCCGACCAACTGAGGGGACTCTCAGACACTCTGAGTCTTACGAAGAGTGTCAGAGAGGACCCTCCCAAACCATTCAAACTTCAATTTTCAAATTTCATTTCCAATGAAAAAGTCAACCAACAGAGTCGAACTGCTGAAAGCAGTTTCAGTTTCAGTCAATGAGTTCTACTTCTCACCGTCAACGGTGAGAAAGGGTCAAGCAAGACAAGCCATCAAAGAACTCTCTGAGTTCGTTGAAGCCATCGAGTTGCCGAAGGCAACCAAGTCAAAGACATCTGACAAGCAGTCCCAAGGGACTGATGAGATGATGGAGTTGTTCAAGCAGTTCCTCATGTCACAGGGTATGATGCCCGATGCACCGAAGGTGACCAAGACCAAGCCGAAGGCTAAGGCCAAGCCGAAGCGTCGTCGTAAGACGACCATCAAGAAAGCTACTCCACAGCAACGAGTTGCTGACAGACAAGAGAAAGCCTTTCATGGAAAGGCTGACAGCCCAGTCAAGCCTTGTTCCAAGGCTAAGACAGCTTCGGTAGAAGCTGCTCGGCAGTCAGTTCAACAGCTTGGCGAAGCCAACGGCAGTGATGAGAGAATCCGTCAACGAGCTTTAGCTCGTAAGGCTGAAGTCCTCAAAGCTTTCCAAGCGAAGCTTGATGCAGAGTTCCCCTTGGATGGAACATCCAATGAGGTTTCATTCTCTGACTTGTCACTCCGTGAACTCCGTGACATGATGTGATATCATATGACAGGCACACTGACGAGGCTTCAATAGCCGAAACACCCCCTTCGGGGGGTGTCTGTGTCAAACTTCAAACTTCATCTACGATGGACATTATTCTCTACGGCATGCTCATGCCAATCGCAGGTATCATACTCATCATGATATGGGTCGATGCCAACCACAACCAAAACGACAACATTGGGGGGTGAGTATATACACTCTATGAGTTCTTACGAATAGAGTGATATACGAACCACCCATAAACCTTCAAACTTCAACACCATGGCCTCAACACAATCATTGTATCACCTCATCCAAAGCGGTGAGGGGTTCAGCGTCAAGACAGACGGAATGACATATAACGGACTTGGCTACGCTGTCGGCGGAGCCGCTGACTGCAAGCTGTTCAAATGTGCCAATGAATCGCTGTCATTCATTGCATTTGAACAAGAGTTCAAAAAAATCCAAGCGTCATCACATGGTGACCCGTTCCAAGTGATAGGTGGATGGGTCGATGACCAAGGGTTCTTCTATCTCGAACTTTCTGACGTAGTCAGGTCACACTATGTGGCAATGGAACTTGCTAAGGCAAGAAACGAAAAAGCCATCTACGACTTCAACAACGCAAGCTCAATCGAGGTACACTGACGAGTCCTGAGTGGACGAAACACCCTTCGGGGTGTCTGTATCAAACTTCAAATCATCTACGATGAATCCAAAAACATTTGACAAGATGATGTCAAAGATGCGTAGCAACGTATCACATTGGCATGACATGGCAACGGATGATGTCATACAAGATGGTGTGGCATGGTACGACGAAGCCAAGGGCTTTGCTCTGATGCTGTCCAATGAATTCGACATATCACCACTCCGTGCAGGGGGAGTCATCTCGGCTCTCTCTCCGAGAAACAGATGGGAACGAAACAAGATTGATGCTTGGAACGTCTTTCAAGCTGTACATGATGACGTATCACACGATCGTGTGAAGGTCAGCACCTTCAATTCCAACAAGGTCAAGGCATTCAACATTGCAAAGGGACTGATTCAAGTCCACGAAGCAAGCCGAAAGACTCACCGATTCGCTTTGAATGTGGGTGCATTTGATATGAATGCTGTCACGATTGATACATGGATGGTGTACAGCTTTCAGACCAAGTCGAAGACTCGGAAGAACTTGGACAACCAGATTACACCGAAGCAATACGACCTATTGGAACGCAAGTTCCAACGCATCTCATATGACATGGGGTATGCCCCTGCACATTTGCAAGCTGTGGTATGGTTGGTCATCAGAGAACTATGGACATGACAAAGAAAATACAATTCATCATCCCTAACGGAAGAAAGTTTGTTGTTGTTAAAACATTCAAAGACAAAAACCACTACGACAACTACGTATCATATATGCGTAGAGAAAACCGCTTCATCTTTGATGAGGTGTGGAACGTAACTAACTGAAACACAAACACATAATACATATTACATGAAGAATCGAGTTAACTATGCGTTCCTTGCCTTCCTCGCATGGATGGCGGCACTGATGGTCGTAGTCGTTTTGCAAGGCTGTACGACATATGATGCACATACGCAGTACATCAAACCTGTTGGCAACACCGAATGTGCCGCTTACAACTAATGTAGTGTGAGTGTGTATCACCTTCTTAAACGAAGTGTAGAAGTGATACACACGAACACACTAAACCACTCAAACTTCAACCCCATGAAATTCAAACTAGACTTCAAGACCACGCTACCACACGTAGCTATGACCACGGCATACGACATTGACATAGACCGAGCCACGGGCGTAGAGATGGACACCACCGTAGAGATTGACCCCAACCACGGAACAGGTGGGTGGTACGAAACCTACGACCTTGACACGGGAGGTGACCGCTTCTATGCAGGAGGAATCCTCGAAGTGTATTGGGATGACAACGGAGATGTACGCCTCACGGGGTACGATGGATGCTTCGAACTCCCTGAATTTATCACCGATGCTCTTGAAAAGAAGGGCGTAATCATTGACCTATGAGCGATTACAAAAATCACGACACCTGCCACAAGTGCGGAGGCACTGGCATCTTCCTCGAATCCCAAGAGGTTGGCTACGGCCAACACGGAACATCCATGTGGCTCTACGACTACGAATGCGAGGACTGCCAAGCAACGTGGGACATAAGCCTTGAACTCACCCCTGTATCACGAGAAAACCACGAATCATGACACAAGAACAATGCGAACGTGCAGTCAAGGCACTGAAAGAATCAGGCTTCTCTGCCTCCCATGTAATGGGTGAGCCTGACGACCACGGAGTGTGGTT